TTAAAGAAAGTAAGCCAAATCCGGAGATATATCTTTATACCGCAAAACAACTTGGAGAAATTTTAATAATAACTATAATAAAAGCAAGAAGTTATTATATGTTGACAGGTTAAACCCTATATGCTATAATGAAGTTGAAGTTCCTAAATATAAAAGGAGTACAGCTTCTAAAAGATTATTTTAAGAAAGGAGGATAAGCTATGCTTGACTTATATTATGCTGGGGGTGGTCCCAAGGAATTACAAGATTTACTTACTGAAGCAAAAGTACCAAGATTATTCAGCCAGTTAAATGACCGTGGGGCCATTAAGAAATGGATTGAAACTCATCCAAATCCTGAACCTGAAGAAAAACTGTTTATAGATTCAGGTGCTCATAGTGCTCATACAAAAGGCAGAGTAGTGGATGTGGATGATTATATAGAATTCATAAATTCCATAGATGAGTATGTTACAGTTTTTGCTCAAGTAGATAAGATACCGGGTGTGTACCATCAGCATAAGACAGCAAAAGATTGGGCAGAAGCCCCAGAAATGAGTTGGGAGAATTACTTATATATGAGAAGTAAAGTAAAGAGCCCAGAAAAACTTATTCCTGTATTCCATCAAGGCGAGAATTTTAAATGGTTAGAAAATATGTTAGAATTCCGTGATGAAGATGGAAGTAAAGTTGAGTATGTTGGATTGTCACCTAGAGGAGATGTGTCTAAGAAAGCAAAATCAGAATTCTTAGATAAATGCTTCACTATAATAAAGCAGAGTTCTAATCCTAATGTTAAGACTCACGCTTTTGGTATGACTAGTTTAGATATAATGGAAGAATTTCCATTGACTAGTGCAGATTCAACTACTTGGATTTTAGCTGGTGTTATGGGAGATGTTTGGACACCTTATGGAAAGATTGTATGTAGCGAAGTTAGGATTGATGTGGATAGAAATATAGCCAAAATGCCAGCAGAAGCTCAAAAGAAGTTATCTGATTATTTAGAAAGTATTGGATTAACTTTAGAAGAAGTCCAGACAGATTATGTATCAAGAATAAAAGCCAATGCTTTATTTTTAATAAACTGGGCAAAAAACTATAAGTGTAAGAATGAGAGTAAAATTACACGAAGAACATTATTTTAGGAGGAAATTTTTATGAACAAAAAAAGTACATTTAGTTATCTAGCATTGTTAACTTGTATCTACTGCGTATTTACAGTAGTACAGAATTTATTTGAGATGAAAACTATTGGGTCTACAACTTTTGCATTGATGGGAGGTGGAACGGTAGTTTCTTGGATACCTTTTATGGTAGGAGATATAACTACAGAAATATATGGAAAGAAAGCCAATGTTAGGTCATTTACTTTAGCCGGATTACTTAACTTATTTGTAGTAATATTAGCTCAATTAGTTATTGCTTTACCTGGGACTTATCCAGACCAGAATTCAGCTTTTGCTTTAATATTTAGTAATGGTGTAAGAACGGCATTAGCATCATTTATTGCTTTCTGGATTGGTAATTATATTAATACTCATATTATGGTAGTATTAAGAGATAGAGCTTGCAGTAAAGGAAATGATAATTCTATACTATTCTTTATAAGAGCAGTTTTATCGACTATTGTAGGTCAATTCTGCGATAACTTAATATTCTTAGTAATTGCTTTTGCACCTATTGGGTTATCAGCATTTGAGATGAGATGGGAAGATATGTTGAGTGTAGTATTATTAGGAACATCTTTAGAAGTGCTAATTGAAAGTGTACTTGTACCATTTATTACAAGACCAGTAACAAACTTTCTTAAAAAGAAAGATATATAAAGGAGGATTTATAGATGAAAGTTTCAACTCAAAGATTCAAAGACGCAGTAAATAAGGCAATAAAAGGTGCCAGTTTTAATAACTTAATTCCTTTGACCTCAATGGTTGGTATTAAGTTATCACAAGGTAATCTTAGATTACTGACTACAGATATGACTAATACGCTATGTATTATCATTGATAAAGTAGTAGGAGATGATATGGATATCACAGTTGATGCTGATAAGTTCGGCAAACTTATTTCCAAGATTACTTCTGAAGAAGTTGACTTGTCTGTTAATGATGATAAGTTAATAATTAAAGCCAATGGTACATATAAACTACCATTAATTGCAGATGAGGAAGGTATTGTATCTTTTCCTGATGTTAAAGTAGGAAATGAACCTGATGGAGAAGTTTTACTTACTAGCATTTTAGCAGCTTATAATATTAATAAGTCGGCATTGTCTAAGACATTGGAACAGCCAAGTTTAACTGGTTATTACTGCGGAGATATGGTTATTACAACAGATGGAAGTGTTATAACTTTTAATGGTTTTGATGCTTTTAAGTATGGTGAACCATTACTTATATCTTCTCAGATGATGGCTTTGCTAACACTCAATAGTAGTGAGAAAATTGAGTATATGGTTATTAATAATTCAGAACTTAATTTTGTAACCAAAGATGTAGTTATAACCGGACCTGTTCTGGAAGGTATCGAAGATTATCCAGTATCTGAGATTAAAGCATACTTGGATGAAGCATTTACTTCTAGTTGTAAAGTTCCTAAAGACCTATTACTGGACGTACTTGATAGATTAGCATTATTCATAGAACCCTATGATAAGAATGGTGCTTATTTTACTTTTGGTAGAAAAGGTATCAATATTCATAGTAAGAAAGATGCTTCTGTGGAAACAGTAAACTATGTAGAAAGTAAAGATTTTGAACCATTTGTTTGCTGCGTAGACATTCCAATGCTTAAAGAGCAGTTAATTGCTAACCCAGATGAGACAGTTAAGATTTATTATGGTAATGAGAACGCACTTAAGATTGAGAGTGGAAAAGTCACTCAGGTAATAGCTCTTTTGGAGGACGAAGAGTTAGAAAGCAATAAGAATGAGTAGAAGAAAACTCATTACTATGATGGACAATGCCACTAAGGATTTGCCTGCTAATAAGAAATTCTTAGTGGACGTTATGTCCGCTATAGAAAGGTATGATGCTCAGACAAGTAGAAAACCATCAGTTTGGTATAAACCGTCCTCATTTACTTGTATGAGAGGAATGTACTTTACTAGAACTTCTGCACCAACTGACCCACAGAGTACAAGTTATAATCTTATTGGTATGGCTGATACAGGTACCCGCAGACACGAAGCCATCCAAGAAGTTTTACTACATATGAGAGAACTGGGTTATGACTGGGAATATGTTGATGTGGAAGAATATGTTAAGAAGAAGCAAAAGTTTGGTAAGTGTAAAACCTTAGTTATTAAGGGTAAAGATGGAGCAGAAACTAAATTGTTTGATAGTGCACTAAAAGTTAGTTTTAGATGTGATGGTATAATAAGAAGAATAAGCACAGATGAATACTTCTTATTCGAGTTCAAAAATCAGACATCTTTTAAGTATGCAGATAAAGAGTGTGTGGATGAAGCACACGTTGACCAAGTTACTTGCTACTGTACTTTACTTGATTTAGATAAAGCTTTTGTACTCTATGAGAATAGAGACGTATGTAACTTGGAGTGTCCTGAGATATTTGAAGTTACAAGCAAGATGAAGCAGGAACTCTGTATTGATAAGATTATGGAGTGTGAAGGATATGTGGAAAGAATGATAGCTCCACCTAAAACTGATAATCCTAAGAATTGTAGATGGTGCGCTTATAAGACAATCTGTAAGAAAGTAGGTTAGTAGTTATGAGTTATTATTATATGGGAATAGACCCTGGAAAAAGTGGAGCTATAACTGTTATGAACCAGTTATCTGATAATGGAAAGATATACATAGATTCTAAACCATTTGATGAAGAGGTACTTATTAATATATGTAAGGAGTTATGTGGCGAAGAAGTTAAGTGTTGCTTGGAAAAAGTTAATGCTATGCCAGGTCAAGGTGTTACTTCAATGTTTAACTTTGGACAGAACTTTGGGTTCATACAAGGTGTACTAAAATCTTTTGGAATACCTTTCCAATTAGTACCACCGCAAAAATGGAAAAAAGAATTTAGTGTGACTTCAAATAAGAATACTTCTATTGATTGTGCTAGAAGACTTTTTCCTAACATTTCTTTAAAAAGAACCGAAAGGTGTAAGAAAGATGATGATGGAATAGCAGAGTCTATGCTTATGGCAGAATATGCAAGGAGAAGATTATGAGTAGAAGGAATGTATCAGAAACAGATAAAGTTATGATAAAAGTAGATAATACTTCTAAGATTGTAGCAGAAGTGTCAGAACACTTGACTAATAAATACTTGTCTGATTTAGATAACCAGTTAGATACCATCAGAAACCGGTTAAATTCGCAAGAAATTATAAGTGATGATACTTTGGAACACTTAATATTAGACCTTGCTAATTCCTTATATTTTGCGTGCTCAGCACAAGAAGATTTAGGTATAAAAGAAGATACTTGTAAAGCTATAAGACAAGAAGTATTTAATAAAGCAAGAGAGCAAGCAAAAGGAACTGTTGCTGATAAAGATATGGCAGGCACATTAGCATCTCAAACCGAAACTATAACATTGGCAATATATAGTAGAGCATATAAGAAAGTTAAGTTAAAAGTAGAAGCAGGTTATGAGATGCTAAATTCTCTTAAGAAAGTTATGAATAAGCGTATAACTGAGATGGAATTATCTCAATCAAGGTATATGGGAGGACAACCAGATGAGCGAATTAGATAGTATTATAAAAAATCTTAATAGAAAAATGAAGATAGGAAACATACAGTTAGGTGTAGAATTCCAAGATATCAAGAAAATACCTTTTTCCAGTTGTAGATTAAACTATATGACTTATGGTGGTATACCATTGGGAAGGATTGCAGAATTTAGTGGTGCGGATGGTTCTGGTAAGACAACTACTGCACTTGATTTAGCGGGTCAAGCTCAGAAGTTATTCCCAGATAAAAAAGTACTTGTCTGTGATATAGAACATACTTTTGACCCAGTTTGGGCAACCAAGTTGGGTGTTGATGTAGAGAATATACTTTACTTTGACCCAGATAGTATGGGAGCAGAAGAAGTATTTAATACTCTAATAGAGATTATAGATAGTGGTGAGATATCATTAGCTATACTAGACTCTATAGGAGCAATGGTAAGTATGCAAGCTAATGAGAAAGAGATAGGGGAGAGAACTTATGGTGGTATCAGTATGAGTTTAACAGAGTTTTCTAAGAAGATAACACCTATCCTTGCTAGAACCCACACTGCCTTTATTGGTATAAACCAGATTAGAGATGATATGAATTCTATGTATGGTGGCACAACTACCACAGGAGGAAGAGCTTGGAGACATAGCTGTACTACTAGATTATCATTTAGGAAAGGCAATTTTATAGATAATAATGGCAATGCACTTTCCAGAGCTTGTGAGAATCCAGCAGGAAATATAGTTAATGTCTCACTTGATAAATCTAAAGTTTGTCCACCTGATAGAAAAGTAGGATTCTACACACTTAGATATCTTACTGGAATAGACTATATCTCAGATATGTTTGATGTAGGTATAAAGGTAGGATTGATAGTTCAGAGTGGAGCTTGGTATAGTTTGCTTGACACAGAAACAAGTGAGGTATTGCAAGACCCAGATGGGGAACTTATTAAGTTACAAGGTAAACCTAAATTCTTGGAATATATTAAAGAAAATCCAGATATTGCAGATTATATAGCATCAGGGATTGAAGATTTACAGTAATATAAAGCAGGAGATTATCCTGCTTTATTTTTTTTTAATAAATTTTAAAAAACCTATTGCACTTTCCAGATTTATGTGTTACAATGAAATAGTAATAAATATTAAATATATGGAGGTGCATATTATGAAGATTTTTAATTGTGGAAGGTTTGAAGAAATAGAACTTGGACAGAAAGTGCTTGTTGCACGGTGTGGTTCCGGACATACTATATTTGGTGAGTTTGGAACAATAACAAAATTTACAAAGACACAAGTTGTAGTTACAACAGATAGTGGAACTATTGTTAAGACAGACTTAAATCTCAATACTATTGGCAAAGCTAATAAGAATGACTACTTTGTAAGTACAAAAGTGAGCAACCGTGATAATCTTATAGTTAGTAAAGTACATTATTGGAATGACCAGAAGTGTTGTATGGAGTATAAGTAATAAAGGAGTCTACAGATGAAGAATTTTATTATATCAACATTATTAATAGTTATATTAAATATGATGGACGGTTGGTCAATTCCAATGGGTGTTGGAAGAATACTTTATAGTTTAGTACTTATAGTATTATTAGATATTGTTATTGTTGAACTTGAAAGAATTTGGAAATATGGAAGGAGGTATAATCCGTGATTAGTGTATTTAGTCAGATTCATAGATTCAAAGAACAGTCATTTGAACTTGGTAAAGAATTTAAGATTGTACTTCCAAGTAGTGATGGCAAAGAAAAAGATAGTTCATTATTATGTCCAGTTAATAAGATGACTGTTGGTAATACTTATAAGATTCAAGTAAAGAAGTATATGACTGAGCCAGCAACTACTACATTTGATTTCCATACTAAATGGAATGATGATAAACCTATGCCACTTGTAGTTATGCAAGGCAGAGTTATAAAAGAGACTAGAGGTATGTACCAGATGGAATTACAAGGTAAAGCTGAACCAACTTCAATCTGTATGTGCTGTGGAAGAACTCTTAGTAATCCAATCTCGAAGTTATATGGTATAGGACCAGAATGTAGTGCAAAAGCTGGTATATTAAGAATTGAAACTGAAGAAGAAGCAAAAGAAAAGTGGAATATCTTAGTTGAGCAGATAGGAAGTGTAACTTGGAAAGGTTGGGTTATAAAGTCAGCAATAAAGAAATGGGAGGAGATATAAATGATAGATGTTAAGTTTAAGTTGGATATAGATAAGCATAATATAAATCTATTCCATAACGGTTATAACAATCCGGATAAGAAATTTATATGTAAGCAATGCGGAACTAAAGTTACTCTTGATGATAGTTATTCTAATAAAGGTAAAGACTTACTCTGTATTGGTTGTATTAATAAGAATGCTAGAGAGTTAGATATGTCTGTTGCTGAATATGCAAAAAGATATATATGGTAGATAAGGAGAATAAAAAGTATGGATAAGTCAACAAGGTATTATAGTGATAAGCAGGAAAAGCATATTGCTCGAGTAACTGGTGGTGCAGTAACACCAAATTCAGGTGGTACAAAATTCGGCGGAGGTGATGTTATAGCGGAACCTATACTTATTGAAGCAAAGACTCTTACTAGAAAGCAAGGTTCTTTTTCAGTTAAGAAAGATTGGATAGATAAAGCATTTGAGCAAGCATTTGAGCAAGGTATGGATGAAAGTGTTTTGGCTTTTCAATTTGAACCAGAAGGAGAAAATTATTATGTGCTAACTGAGAAGCAGTTTCTGGAATACTTAAGACATAGGCAGGAAGAATACTATGGAAATTATTAAGAAAAAACCTGTGGCTCCTTGTAAGGATTGCGAAGATAGATTTGTGGGTTGTCACAGTACTTGTACTGAATATCAGAAGTATAAGAAAGATATATCAGATTTTAATTATCAAGTTAAATTAAGTAGAGAATTGTCTGACTCAGCTAGACAGTTCACAATAGACCAGTGTTTAAAGAATAGAAGGAGGAATAAATAATGACTGGCAAGGAATATGTAGAATTAGCAATGAGAACTAATGATGGAAGATGTAAGGAAAGACTACAAAGCAAGATTGATAGTAATATGCTTGTAGACATAAGTGAAGTTTTAAATGCTTCATTAGGTCTTTCTGGTGAAGTAGGTGAACTTAATGATATGGTAAAGAAATTTATCTATCACGGAACACCCATGGATGAAGCACATTTTAAGAAAGAAATGGGAGATATACTTTGGTATTTAGCTTTAATGTGCCACGCTTGCGGTTATGACTTGGATACTATTATGGAAATGAATATAGATAAGTTAAAAGCACGATACCCAGAAGGTTTTGATATTCATAAAGCAAACAATAGACAGAAGGGAGATATTTAGTTATGGCAAGAACAAGTTTAGCAGTTAAGTACAGACCTAGAACATTTGATGACTTGACTGAGCAGTCAGCAATAAAAGATATATTAGAAGAGCAGATTAAGACTAAGACATTCCAGCACGCTTATTTATTTACAGGTCCAGCAGGAACAGGTAAGACAACATCTGCTAGAATATTTGCTGATATGATAAACCAGAATAAAGGAAACCCGATAGAAGTGGATGCAGCTTCTAATAGTGGTGTGGATAATATTAGGCATATTATTGATGATAGCAAGAAGAAAGCCTTGGATGCTGAGTATAAGATATATATTATAGATGAGTGTCACTCGCTTAGTAGTGGAGCCTGGCAAGCAATGCTAAAGTTGTTAGAAGAACCACCAAAGTATAGTATATTTATCTTGTGTACGACCGACCCACAGAAGATTCCTGCCACTATTATGAGCAGAGTACAAAGATATCAGTTTAATAAGATTAGTAATTCTGGTATTGAAGATAGGTTACATACTATACTACATAATGAGTTAGAAGTAGGTGGTGAAGTTCATCCAGAAGCCGTATCTTATATAGCTAAGATTGCCAATGGCGGAATGCGTGATGCTATAACTATGATGGATAAGTGTTTATCTTTGTCTAATCATCTGACCTTAGATAATGTACTAAAAGTTGTGGGAAGTGAAGATTATAGCACATTCTTTAAGTTATTAAAAGGATTATGTAGCAGAGATTTAACTTGTATTGAGATTATAGATAATGTGTTTGCTGATGGCAAAGATATAAAGCAGTTTATGAAAGAATTTTCTAAGTTCATTTTAGATTGCCAGAAATATGCTATATTTAAGAATATGGATTATCTAACAATACCCGCAACCAATGAGATGGAAGAAGAATTAAAATCATTAGATAGTGATAGTACATTCTCAGTAATGCGTACTATAATGGATATAAATAATCAGATAAAGTATGATGCTGACCCAAAAACTTTGGTGCAGATGGGATTAGTGTTATATTGCAAGGAAGGAGTGTAGTAGCATATGGTAGGACAAGAAAAGAATACTAATATGCTAGTTAACTGGAGACTAAAAAAATCAGTACCTAGATTTATATTAATTGAAGGAGAAGAAGGCAGCGGTAGACTAACATTAGCAAAAAGTATAATCAAGATTCTAAATGCTACCGGAGTTATTGTAGGAAATAGTATTGATGATGTTAGAAAAACTATAGAAAATGCGTATAATGTGCAGTCAACTACTGTCTATATATTCAGAAATGCAGATGATATGTCTTTAAATGCTAAGAATTCTTTACTTAAGGTTGTTGAAGAACCTCCAAATAAAGCATATTTTATTATGACTCTTAAAAGTATTGATGGTACACTTGATACCATAAAGAGTAGAGGTACGCTTATTAAGATGCAACCATATACTAAAGAACAGTTGAAAACCTTTACATCTGACGACTTGGTTATTAAGTATTGTAATACACCAGGTAAATGTAAAAACTTAGATAGAATGCAGATTCTGACGGCAGAGACCACGGTAAATGAAGTTATAGATGGATTAGTTAGTAAGTCCGGAACAAAGATACTAAAAGCTTGTACTAAACTAAAGTCCAAAGAAGCAGAAACTGATAAGTTAGATTGTAGTTTGTTTCTATCTGTATTTGAAAATCTTATAGAAAGTAATATAAGTAGTTTATATATATACTTAGAGTGTCTTACTCATATTGAGAAGTGTAAAAGAGAACTCACAAGTAAAAGTATAAATAAGAAAGCTAGTATAGAATGTATGCTTATAAAGATTCTGGAGGTATTTAAGAGTGCAGAAATTTCCAAGAAGATGGACTGATAAAGATAAGATAGATTTTTTACAAAGAAAAGTAATAATAAATTCTATAATATACTATGAGCTGAACACTTCTAAGATGACAGATAGAGAGTATGATGAATTAAGTAGACAACTTGTTGATATGCAGAAAGATTATCCAGATATTAGTAATACTCAGTATGGGTATGTTATGTATGATTTTGATGGAACAACTGGGTTTGACTTATATAGTAGACTTAATGATAAAGATAAAGCATATCTAAAGAATATTGCTCAGCATATTACAGGAATTGGAAAGAAAAAAGAAACTAAAAATCCTAGTAAAGTGACTAAAAGGAGGCTATTCTAATGGAATTAGTAAAACTTATGCAATCAATATCTAATAGTAATCCGCCTAAGTATTCTATATGGTTTGGAGAAGAGCAAAAGATATTAGATATATACCTTAGTAAGATTGCAGATATTGGATATAAGATAGTGCACTGTGATAATGTATCTTCTGTACTAAGTCGTATTGATAAGAAATCTTTGGACAAGTCAGTTAAAGCTTATGTGGTTACTGAAGATTCTGAATATACAAATAAAGAAGATAAATGGGAAAGTGTGAAAGATATAGTTAATTCCAGTAAGCATATACTTATACTTCGGTATGCTAATATTAATAAAACTAGAAAATTCTATACAAGAAATAAAGAAATCTGTGTAGAGTTCAATAAATTAGATACCAGTGTATTAATTAACTATATACTTAATATAATCCCAGAGCTACCCGAGAATAATGCGGAGAAACTATGCAATATGTGTGGTAATGATTATGGCAGGATACTATTAGAGTGTGATAAGATAACTCATTATATGAATGCCACAAAACTTAAGGCCGTTGATGCTTTTGCTATGCTAATAAACCAAGATGCTATCTATGCAGATATAGGAGATATAACTTTTGAACTTACAGATGCCGTACTTTATGGCGACTTAGAAAAAGCAGGTAAAGTATTACAAGAAGCAAAACTTAAGAATGAACCTTCAATGGTAATAGCAAGTATCTTATATAATGGTTTTAGAAATATGCTAGCTTACCAAGGACTCGGAAAAGACAAATCTAATCCAGGTATTAGAACAGGTTTAACTGGATGGCAAATACAGCAAGTTAAGAAAAATATAGGTGGTTATAGTAATAAAGAACTAGTCAGAAATATGATTATATGCCAAGAAGTTGAAAGTGGTATAAAGAAAGGTTTGATTGACGAAGACGTGGCTTTAGACTACTTAGTTGTTAGTTGTCTGCAGTAATTTTCTACAAATTTTAAAAAACCTATTGCACTTTCCAGATTTATGTGTTACAATAAAGTAGTAATAAATATTAAATATATGGAGGTGTTCTTATGAAGAATGAGAAAATTATTGCAACAATTAAGAAGGTATTGGAATTATCAAAGAATAATCCATCCGAAGAAGAAGCAAAGGCAGCAGCACTGAAAGCACAAGAATTATTAGCAAAGTACAATATTAAAGAATCAGATATTAATGATGAAACTTCTGAGAATATTGTAGAAAAGTTTACTGATGTGGGTTTGGCAAAATGGAAGTATTCACTAGCATCAGTAATAGCTAGAAATTTTAGATGCCAGATGTTTATGTGTGGAAGAAGAATTTACTTTTATGGGTATGAGACAGATACTGAAGTAGCTTGCTCAACTTTTGAATACCTATATAAGGTAGGTGATAAGAAAGCTAATGCTTATACTCGTAAAGTTAAGAAAGAAGTAGGAAGTGCTTCTGGAGTTTATAATTCTTTTACTTATGGTTTTACTTCTGGTGTTAAAGAAGCATTGGATGCACAGTGTACCGCTCTTATGATTGTTATACCTGAAGAAGTTAAGGAAAGCTATGCTGAATATTCTAAAGATTTTGGCACAAAAAACACTTCTATTAGTATTAGAAGTAATGGAAGAACATACGGTCATACTAAACAAGCAATGTATGAAGGAAAGCAGGAAGGAAAATCAGCTATGTCTGCTAGACAGATTGGATGCTAAGGAGGGATTATATATGAAGAAATGGCAATCAAAGAAGCAACTTAGGAATAGGATAGCATACCTTGAGGGTATGCTAGACTGTTCAAAACCTACTATAAATATATTAGAAAAAAATATTACTGAGTTTGGATACTCACTTGACCTTGAAGAAAGAATACCAGTAGATTGTATAAAAAGAGATATAGCAAGACGTCTGGGAGATATGCTCTTACCACATATCCATTGGGATGTAGGTGTGAATACTATGACTGGTAATAAGACGCTTAAAGGATTTATAAAAGTGGTAATTGATAAATAAGGAGGTTACAGTTATGTATAATATTAGGTTAAATCTTGGTCCAGACCCTAATGAAGGACAACGTGTTAGAATATTAGATTTACCTCATAGATGTGTGTCTCATAATAGTCACTACAGAAGTCTGGTAGGTAAAGAAGGTACCGTTGTTAGAGTTTCTGGAATAAAGGTTGGTGTAGACGTAGATGGTGTAAATAATGAAGCATCTAGTTATGGATGCTTTTGGTTTAATCCTGAAAATTTAGAAGAAATTAATAATAAGGAGGGTAATAAGATGAATATTAAGTTAGAAGGATATAATAAAGTAGCAATGGTAAGTATTGATGGTTCGGACAAGACATATGCTTATGCTCTATATGATGATACCATTAAGGTTAGTGACTATGTATTAGTTACAGGAGTAGCTGAAGGTAAGTTATGCTTTATAGCAGATATAAAGAGTGTGGACGAAGTTAGATTGGATATTAATCAAGAAGTTATCTGTAAAGTTGACTTATCCGATTATATGGATAGAGTTGATAGAAGAAAAAGAAAAGAAAAACTTAAGAAAGAGATGGCTGAGAGAAGAAAGATTATTGAAGCAAGCAGGTTAGATGAGATGTATGCAAAAGAAGATAAAGTTTATGCAGCTATGCTAAATGAACTTAGGGGGTTATAATATGGAATATCTATTTGTGCTTAAAGATAAAGGAACAAGTAATCAAGGTTGGTGGTTAAAGATTACTGATGCTGAGCAACTGATTGATTATATAGAAAACACTGACTTCCACGCTGACCAGATAATTCAGAATTACCTTGAAGGCAAAGAATTCAATAGCGAAAGTAATAAGCATTGACCTTATCCTGAGTATTACTCACTTACTCAAGCAATAGTTTTATTTTCTCAAAGTAAACATCTTAATATATTTGATGGTATAAGATTATTTAGACAAGAGCTAGCATTTACCCAGTTACACACAATAAGGCAGTGTGGCGGTATCTATATAAATAGAAAAGGTGGTTATCACGCTATAAATGATTCTGACAAAGAATATGGTTTTGTTAGACGTAAACATCTGGTATTTCCAAGTTTTAAACTTAATGATATAAGAATAAAGAAGTTTGAAGGCGGTAATCATTATTATGCTTATATTGATGATATGCAAGTAAGAGATGATAATACAGTAAAATGGAATACATATGAAGAAGCTTATAACTTTGCAAAAAGTATAGTTGAAGATTCTGAGGAGGTCGTCAATGCTTAATACTTATAATGCCACTATGAAAAATAATAATAGTTTCCACATAAACGCAGTGTGTGGTACGTTGGTAAAAAACTATAAAGAATCTTATTTTTTAAGGTTTCAGTTAGGAAGTGCGCTAGAAAAATCTTTACTTAATCTAAACCCTTATGTCCATGACCCAAGTTATGGTGATTGGAAGTCTAACCATCATAAACCTGTAGTTGTTCTTCAAGTTATGTGTGCCGGAGGTAAGGATGGTGATATGTTTATAGCTGAAGTTATAGACAAAGAAGTATTTGATAAGTTAGGAGGTACAGAAAACTATGATGAATGAGTTGGAACAAACTACTTGTAAAAGGTGTGGCAGGAAGCTTAGAAATCCCAAAGCAATAGAATTAGGTATGGGTGCCACTTGCTGGAAGAAATTTATGGAAGAAGATAATCATAAAAAACTATTTAGTTATGAAAAAGAACCAGCAGAAAGCAAAATAGAATAAAACTTGTAAAAAATACTATATCTTTGTATAATCTAATTATCAAATAGAAAGGAGATAATTAGATGAAAGCAGGAGCAACTTATAATCTTATGGTAAAGGTTCCAGATATAACCGACTCTTCTATGGACATAATAGATAAGATTATATTTACTTTACAAACTAATAGTGGAAATATGGTTCAGAAAGTGTATCCAGAAGCAGTTACACTAATGCAAGATATCTTTATTATACCTTTAAGTCAACAAGATACAGAAACACTTGAGGGGCTAGTTAAGTTAGAAGCACAAATAAACTATAGTAATAAAGCTGTCCAGAAATCCTATCTAAAGACATTTACGATAAGCGAGACATTAGCAACTGAGAAAGTTGATGATGATAAACCAGATTCCGTGCATAACTTAGAATTATTATTAAAGATAATTGGGTCGGATACTTTAGTAGTGGATATAAATCCAGAGTTAGCAGAGCAACTTATAACTGAGATAAATAAGATTTATCTACAGATGCAGCAATTACAAGCAGATATAACTGAGCAAGTTATATCAGCTCAGAAAGCTATAAGTGTTCAGCAAGAAAGTGCATTAAATAGTATAGTAAACCAGAAAGACGCAAGTTTAAATAGTATTAGCGAAGTAGCTAATGCAAAGATTGGGGATATAAATAATATAGCAACCAGTCAGATTAATGCAATTAATGCCACAGCAACTTCTCAGTTACAAGCAATGTCTCAGAGCATTGATGCCTTAGTAAATGCAAAGATACAAGATATCCAATCTATTGTAGATGCTAAGTTAAGTGATATAAATAATACCGCAGCAGCTCAGATTACTGCCATAAACAACTCAGCCGTTGCCGCTATAGACGCAGCGAATAAATCTATATCACAAGCAGCCCAATCTCAGATTGATGGTATTAACCAAGTGGCATTAGGCAAGATATCAGATATTAATACAATAGCACAATCTCAGATTGATGCTATTAATAATACTGCTCAAGCACAGGCATCAGCATTAGACACACAAGCAGAGAGAATAATGAATAATCTTGGTATAAAGGCAGGAAATATTACTGGCGTAACTTATACAGACACAGAAGATACGGATGTAAGTCAATATAATTATATAAGTTTTGGTTATATTACTTATGAGAACACTTACAATACATTATTACCAGCAGTTTTTATATCAGTAACATTATACAAAGTTAAAGACAATGAAGTAATAGAAACTATAAATTCTATATCTTCAAATACCTATTATGATGTCTCAGATTGTGATGCTATTAGAATTAATGTGAGTTATCAAGGCGGTACAGGTAAAGATATTAGTTTAGAATATTCATTATCAAGATATTAAGGAGGTATATTAATAATGGCAAGTAAAAATACATTAACTTGGGAAGAGCAAGAAGAAATAAGAAGGCAAGTAGATAGTTTATATATGGAAATAAAGTCATATGACTATATAGGTGTTAAGATAGCAACTGGTGTATCTACAATAGAAGAATATGCAGAAGAGATAGCATATGTAGAAACACTTAGAGAGAAGATTAGAGAACTTTCAGCAAAACTTCCGAAGTATGATACAGTATAATACTTAACAAATACTTAACATTTAGCACACAGATTCTAAACGGATTTGTGTGCTTTTTATTTACATTAAGTAAATATTCTGTTATATTTTATTTAAGTTATTGGAGGTTAAGATATGGCAAACCAGCAAGGGTTGATGTATAAACTACAATTAGCATTAAAGCAGAAAGGTTATATTATAACTATAAGTACATCTCAATTTTATTCCAGAGAGCAAAACCGGTACATAAAAAGGTATATGCTGAAAAGAAATAATAAAGAAATATATAGTTCATATAGTAGTATAAAGATAATAAAGCATCTAGCAACTATATTAAGTATAATAAAAACCTTAGATTATAAACAAATAAATAGTAAAGCAATAGATACCATTGTAAAGATAAGATTGGAGGACTTATATAATGGCAAAGACAATTAGAAGAAAACGTATTAAGCCAGATTATCTTAATCAAAAACAGTTTGAGTTTTATGAGAATTATCTAGCAACTAATAATATCACACAGTCAGCAATAGATGCAGGATATAGTGCAAAGACAGCGAGTCAACAAGGTTCAAGAATGTTAAGTTCGATAAAAGGACAAACTTACATAGCAGAACGTATGGCTGAGTTAGATGCTGACAAAGTAGCGACTGCAGATGAAGTTTTAGAATATTTAACTTCAGTAATGAGAGGAGAAGTACAAGACCAGTTTGACTTAGAGCCTTCACTGGCAGATAGAACAAAAGCAGCAACTGAACTAGCGAGAAGATTAGTTGATACTAAACCAGCTGTTATACCAGTTAAGATTGTGAATGATATTCCAAGACCAGCAAAAAAGGAGGATAATGATGTTTCCAGTTAGACAGCAACAAGAAGAAATAACTGTTCCTTTGACTGATTGTATTGGTCAAGCGTTTTATGATATGCACTGGGATATTGTTGATGGAAACCATACTTATTATGACTGCGTAGGGGGAAGAGGTAGTCTTAAATCTTCAGTAATCAGTTTAGAAATAATCTTAGGAATGATGGAAGATAAAGATGCTAATGCTTTGGTGTATAGAAAAGTAGCAGATACAATAGGCGACTCAGTGTATGAGCAAATATGCTGGGCGATTGATAAACTGGGTGTAACTGAGTTATGGCACTGCACCAAATCTCCTTATAGGTGTACTTATAAACCTACAGGACAGAAGATAGTATTTAAAGGTTTGGATAAAGCTAAAAAATCAAAGTCAGTAAAGACACAGTTTGGCTACTTTAAGTATTTATGGTTTGAAGAATTGGACGAGTTCAATGGAGAGCAAGAATTAAGAACAGTACAGCAGTCTGTATTAAGAGGTGGACCAAAGTTCGTAGTATTTAGGAGTATGAACCCACCCAGAAGTAAAACTAACTGGGCAAACTCGTTCATAGAGCAAGATAAGTTAAGAAGTGATGTATATGTATCAGAAACAACTTATCTTCAAGCTCCGAAGGAATGGCTAGGTCAGCAATTCATTGATGATGCTGAATGGCTAAAAGAAATAAACCCAAAAGCTTACGAGCACGAGTATCTAGGTAAAGCAGTAGGAACAGGTAATAATGTATTTGATAATATAGTAGGTCGAGAAATAACAGATGAAGAAATAGCATCTTTCGACCATATACATATGGGTATTGACTGGGGTTGGTATCCTGACCCATTCCACTGGGGCAAGATGCACTATGATGCTAATAGAAGAAAGCTATATATCTTTGATGAATATAGAACAATCAAAACCAAGAATAGAGATACTGCAGCATACTTAGTAGAGCATAAAGGTGTTAGAGCACACGACCAGATAACTTGTGATAGTGCAGAAAAGAAATCAACTGCAGATTATAGGAGTTATGGATTGAATGCTCGAGACGCAGAAAAAGGACCAGATAGTGTAAGGTATGGATTAAAGTGGCTACAATCACTAGTTGAGATAGTTATAGACCCAAAAAGATGTCCAGCAACTTATAAAGAGTTTAAGGAATACGAGTATGAACTTACTAAAGATGGCGAGCCAACAAGCAACGTACCAGATGCTAATAACCACAGTATTGATATGACCAGATATGCAATGGAAAAAGTTTGGAAAAGGAAAGGAAGGTAACATTATATGGAACATTATGATTACAGAAACCCGTTTAAAAGAAAGGTTAGCATATTAGGTGTAAATTACACTTGCATATTAGAAAAAACCCAGCGAAACCCAAGATTTGATGAATTAGGCGTAGATGGCTACGTTGATTATAGTGTAAAAGAAATACACGTTGCTATCTATCCACCAGAAAGTCAGGACTTTGTTGATGTTACAAGTTACAGAAGGTCAGTTATGAGACACGAGATAGTACACGCTTTTCTATTTGAGAGTGGTTTGTATGTATCGTCTGGTAGAGTGAATGCTTGGGCACAGAATGAAGAAATGGTTGATTGGATTGCACTTCAGTTTCCCAAACTTGCTAAAGTATATGGGGAATTAGATATATTAAATTAAAGAAAAGGAGAAAGTAAGATGTTTAGTAAACTAATTGAGATGATTAAGGAAGCACTTCGTAAGATGGTAGCATATAGGACAATATCAGACACAGTGAATGATGTCCAGATGTATACTGTTAGTGAAGCAATGAAAGATGCCGTTAACTTATGGAAGGATATTTACAAAGATGAAGCACCTTGGTTAGATGAAGCAGAAGGTATATACTCATTACAACTGGGTAAAGAAATATGCCAGACACTCCAGTCACAAGTAATGTCTGAGATGACTAGTACAATTACTGCACCAGGCAGTACAACACCAAAAGAAGATGAGTCATCAACTACACCCGTTCCTGATACTCGAGCATCATTCTTAAATAGCCAGTATCAGAAACATTTACTTAAGAAATTGCCAAGTAAATTGGAACAAGGTATGGCTATGGGAGGTATGATATTTAAACCATATGTAGTAGGAGACAGTATTTACTTTGATTTCTGTAGACAAGGTAACTTCATTCCTATTGCTTTTGATGATGATGATAATATCATAGACATAGCATTTCCAGACCAGTTTGTAGCTGGTAATTATATCTATACAAAGATAGAAAGACAGACATTCAATGCTGAGCAAGGCGTGGTTGTAGTTGAGAATAAAGCTTTCAAAGCACAGATAAGAAATAATGATGATGATGAAGAAGAACAAGAAGTATTAGGTTTAGAAATACCTTTGACTGATGTTCCAAGATGGTCAAGTATATCACCCGAACCTATTACCATTGAGAACGTAGATAGACCATTATTTGGTTTCTATAGAGTCCCACTTGCTAATAATATTGATATGGATAGTCCATTAGGTATATCAGTGTTTAGCCCGGCAATAAAGATGATTAAAAAAGCAGACGAGCAGTTCAGTAGACTTGACTGGGAGTATGAAGGTGGTCAGATGGCTATTGATGTAGACGAAACTGCTATAAACTTTTCTAATACTTATTTTGGAAGTGTTCCTAAGATGGATAGGGTTAAAGATAGATTATATAGAGGACTTGACTTAGGTTCAGATGATACTTATAAAGCATTTACACCTAGTCTTAGAGATACAAACTATATAGCTGGATTAAACCGTTACTTAACTAGAATAGAAGATTTAGTTGGTTTAGCACGAGGTTCATTATCTGAGGTTCAATCAGAAGCCAGGACAGCAACAGAAATTAAAATACTAAAGCAGCGTTCTTTTATTACTATTACCCGTAACCAAGAAGCTTTGGAAAATGCTTTGAATGATGCTATCTATGCTATGGATGTGCTCACCACTTTATATGAACTTGCACCTGATGGAGAATATACCACCACAACAGATTGGAAAGATAGTATCCTTACTGATACTGATACAGAGTTAACTCAGAAGATACAGTTAATGGATGCTGATGTACTTGCTAAGTATGAAGTTCGTGCTTGGTATACTGGCGAGGATGAAGAAACTGCTAAAGCAAAGATTGAAGAAATAACAGATTCAAGTTCTAATAGTATGCTCAATGACTTATTTAGTCAGAAGCAAGAAACAACTTTAGAAGATAATAATAATCCAGATGATAACATTGATGGTAATCCAGATGATAATAATCCGGAGGATAATCTGGATAACAATGAATAGGAGAGACTCTAAATGATTAGTAGTGATAAGATAACCGAGATATCATACCAGATGTCTGAAGCATTTGAAGAAATAAATACTAAGTATATTGAGTTGATGGCAAAGCACGTTAAAGAAATGGGTAAGTTAACTGCTACTGATATGCACCGACTACAGCAGATGGCAAAAATGAATGCTAATATAGATGAGATAAATAAACTACTTAGAAAGCAATGTAGCTTAACAGTTAAACAGTTGGAAGCATTATATCAAGCAAGTGGACTATCAATATATGAAGATACCGCAGTTTTCTACGCAGCAAAAGGAGCTATACAAGTTCCTTTTGCCAAAAATATGCGTATCCAACAATATATCCAGTCAGTTAATAGATTAACTGCTAGTACATTCGAGAATATGGCTAGAACAACTGCAATATCTAAGAATTATAGGAAACTTGTAGATACTAGTATCTATGCAGTATCATCTGGTGTAGAAGATTATCAATCAGCTATTAGGCGTGTGCTAGTTAATGCAGCTACTAAAGGAATGCGTGTAGAATATGAAAGTGGTTATACCAGAAGATTAGATAGTGCCGTTAGAATGAATATATTAGAAGGTGTTAGACAAGTTAACTTGGGAACTCGTATGATAACAGGTGAGCAATTTGGTGCAGATGGGTATGAGATATCTGCCCACGGTTTGTGTGCTGAAGACCACCAACCAGTACAGGGTAAGCAATATACACTAAAACAGTTTGAAAGATTACAAAGCAATCTAGAACGACCTATTGGTACAATGAATTGCCAGCATACTGCTTATCCAATAGTTATGGGTATATCACAACCGGCATATTCTGATAAAGAGTTGGATAATCTTAAGAATTATTCTAATGATACTATTGACTTGGGCAATGGCAAACAAGTTACTAGATATCAAGCATCTCAGTTAATGAGAAATCTAGAAACCAATATTAGATATGCCAAAGATTCCTATATAGCAGCAAAAGCTAGTGGTGATGATGTATTACTTAGCAAGTCAAAAGCTAAGATAAAGAAGGATAGGGATAGATATAATGCTATTGCTTCTCAAGCTGGATTAAAACCACGACCAGAACGTATGAGAGTACCAGGATATACTGGAAGGTAATGTTAATAACTCAGTAAAAATGTTAATAACTTTTACTAAGATGTTAATAATGTTAGTAATGTTAATAACTTTGTTGATAACTTACTATAAATGTTAATAACTTTGTGACCAATGTTGATAACTTCCTTTAATTGAGGTAAGTTATCAACATTTTTTAAGTTACTAACATAAGTTATCAACATTTCTTAAAAGTTATCAACATTTTCTATTTACAAATGTTAATAACTTGTGTATAATAGAATATGTAAATAGAATCCAGAGCGAAGAAAACTCGCTATATAAAACATTTTAGGAGGAAATTATATTATGAAGAATATTTACAACATCTTAGAAAAGTTTGGAATCACTATTCCAGAAGACAAGAAAGAAGAGTTTGATAAACTTGTAGCAGAAAACTACAAGACAGTAGCTGAACTCGAAGAAGTTAAGAATAACTTGACTAATGTAACTGAAGAACGTGATACTTACAAAGAAAAGTATAACAATGATATTAAGCAGCGAGATGCTGACCTAGCTAAGTTACAGAAACAGCTTAAAGAAGCCGGCGATAATTCTGAGCAGCTAGAAACAGTACAGCAAGAGCTTGAGAATCTTAAGACTTCTTATGCGGAAGATAAAAAGAGTTATGAAGCTCAGCTTAATAAGCAGAAATATGAGTTTGCAGTTAAAGAAAAAGTCAACACTTTACAGTTCACAAGTAATGCTGCTAAAAAGAATTTTATAGCAGATGTAATTGCTACAGGACTTAAGATGGATGGTGACACACTTCTAGGCTTTGATGATTATGTTGCTAAATACAAGGAAGAGGATGCTGGTGCGTTTGTAGTTGAAGACAACAGTGATGATGTAGACAACAATGATGGCAAACCAAAACCTAAATTCTCAGACAAAAGCGGTAAAGGCGACTTAGAAGGAAACAAAGGTAAGGGAGATGGTGATGATAAGCCAAAAGAAAGACCTCTTATCTGGTAATTAAGTAAATTTTATGAAAAGGAGATAAAGAAATGGCAAGAATTACATCTTTAGACGTATTGTTAGACTCAGAAGGCAAGATGCTCTTAGCAGAAGCCTATGATGGTGTGCTTGAGAATGTCCAGAAGAAAGCAATCTCGAGTGCTCTTAAGAACACAGATTTATCTGGTGACCCTACAGCAGGTACAGTTGAAGCTAAAAGATTTGCTAATGCAACATCTAAAGCTTATGGTACAGCTAGAGCAGAAGGTAAAGGTGATGCCGTAAAAGGTAAACCAGTTACTATTCCTATTGATACAGATAGGGAGTTTATTGAAGAAGTAGAACAGAAAGACGTTTCACTTTTAGGTGTAGATGGTCTTATCGCAAAACGTTCTGCTAATCACGCTTTAAGAATGGCAGCTGAATTAGATGCTAAATTCTTTGAAGTTGGTAAAACTGAAGGTACAAAGATTACACCTACAAAGACTGAGATTCAGGATATTGTAGAAGAAGCTATTGTAACTTTAGAAACTACAAAGACAGATTATATTGATGGTATTGATAGAGACTTAATGTCTATTGTATTTGATGCTGAGACATATTCTGCTATGAGAACTTGGTTGGATAAAATATCTAACACTAACGTGGATACAACTTCAGAAGAGTTTATTATGTTCCACGGTGTTAGATGTTATAGTTCAAACAGACTTCCAGCAGGAGTTAAGTTCGAGATTATGGTTGATGGTTCAATAGCACAGCCTATTAGAAGTACACCATATGATGCTGAAAGAATTCCAATGTCTGAAGCAATAGCAATAGAATTATTCTTCTATTATGGAACAAAAGCAGTAACTCCGGAAACAATTCTTTACTACGAACCAGCTGGTGAGTAAGATAAGAACATATTAAGGAGGTAGCTTATGAAGATTAAAATGCCAAATGGTGTAATCTTAGAAAGTTCTAATGATGAACTTAACGAGCAGAGACTTAAGTTCGGAGGAAAAGAAATAAAGTCAAATAGTGGGGCTTCTAAAACTAAGTCCTCCGAGAAAAAAGAAGCCTAATATTTGAGAGGGAGGTTATTGATGGAGCACTTAACGTATGAAGATTACAAGAGTCTTGGTGGTAAGGTAGATATTGATAACTTCCCTAATTTACTTTTAGATTGTGAGATTTATCTTGACAGGATAACAATGAGTAAGATACACAGTGCACCATTTACTGATAGTATTAAGAGACTAATTGTAAGATGCATTGACTTACTGGAAAAGAATGAGTCATTAGACGGGTCAATTTCTAGTTATTCTGATGGTATTGAAAGCATATCCTACAATAATGAAGGAGTGGGACAAAAACCCACAGAATCAAAGATTATTAGGTTGTGCAAGTTATATCTTCCACCTGAATTGATGTATAGAGGAAAGCGAGGTTGGAAAGATGCAAGGTCCAATAACTATTTTAAATAAACTAAAGCATCAAGATTCATCCACTGGTTTAGATGTATGGTATAAAACTATAATGAAAGACATTAAGTATACTAATACAAAAGTAACCAGTGTTGTTGGAACAGAAGTCAGTATGGGACAGCAATTTATAATCTTGATTCCATTTACTGGTAAGTATTTACCTTATGCAGAGTGGAAGAATAGTAATCAGAAAGATAATACCTTCACAATCAGTCAAGGCGATTATATATTTCTTGGAAGTGAGTTAGAGGAAGAAATAACCCCTAATAATATTCTAAAAACTAAGACAAAATATGAACCTAATGTCTGCGAAGTTCGTTCTATAGAAGAAGTTCCACAGAAGTATGGTGTTAAGATTCAGCTTAGAATATCAGGAGTATAAGTTATGGGAATTAAGATGGATTTATCTGGCGTTCCAGTTAAGATATCTAAGATATGTAAAAGTGAGAAAGTTGGTTTATACTTTGCTCAACAAGCCGAAAGATTAATGGCTCCTTATGTACCAATGGATACTGGAATGCTAGTTGATAATACTACAGTTGAACCTTTTAAGGTTACTTATGATTCTCCTTATGCTCACCATATATTTGAAGGTCACAGTTTGAACTTTAATAAGGAAAAGCATCCCTTGGCTACTGCTAGATGGGATAATGCTATGTCTGTAGCAAAAGGTTCACAACTGGCAAATGAAGTTTCAAATTTTATTAGAAAGAATGGAATTTAATTATGGTTAATAGATATGAGAAGATTTCTGACTGGTTAAAAACTTATACACCAAGATTTAGTTGGATATACTTTAATGTAACTAATAGTGAACCAGGAAACTTATCACTTAATAGTGTACAGAACGAAAGAGAGTTAGACAAGTTTATAGATGGGAGCAGACGAGTTGAATTTCTGTTTGCTTTAGATTTAGTTAAAGAATATGATACAGGAACTAGCACAATCAATTTAGAAGCCAATAAAGAATTTGAGAATATTTCTGAATGGATTGAAGCACAGAATAAAGATAAGAATTTTCCAGATTTTGGAAATAATATTATTATAGAACAAGTAGACGTTCTTGAAACTGTACCAAGTGTAACTACTGATACTCAAGCTGGTATGGCAAAGTATCAAGGGCAGTTTAAGATAACTTATATGGAAATGAAAGGAGAATAAAGATGGCAAATGCAATGACTAAACTGACAAAAGACCAGTTTATCCCATTTCTTGACACTGCAGAAGATAAAACTTATGCAGCTAGTGAGTGGGCAAGAATTGACTTATCTACTATATTTGAACTTGCAATAAATCCACAGTCAGAATCTATGGATTATATCTGCTATAAGAATGCAGTAGAAGAAGTTTTAAGCAACCAGCCAGAATTACCTCAGGAGATTGCTTTATACGAAGGTAATCCATTATATGATTATATGGCAGAAAAGTTATATAATCTTCCAACCGGTGATGAATGTAAAGTTCCTTTCCTTCTTTGCTTTGGAGGTACAACAGCCAGAGCTTGGAGAGGTATATGTACTTTGTTACTTGATACTTTATCCACAACAGATGGAAAGCTTTCTTTCTCAATGAAGATGGGTGGAGATATTGAACTTGGAACATATAAGATAACTGATGGTAAGCCGGTATTTACTGCTGCCACAGAAGCAGCATCAAGTTTATCTATTGACTAATATTTTATAAAGGAGGACAAGATATGTATTCAATAGTTTTTAATGGAACAGAGATAACTTTGCCAAATTATAGTTTTGGTATAGCAAGTAAGATTGAAGAAGTAGAAGCTAGTAACAATGGTAGCAAGAAATTTAGAGATAAGTGTAAAGTTATGTATAACTTTGAGTCTGAACTTATTGGAAGCAAAGAATTAACTGAACTTATCGGAAATTTTGATTCTTGCGACCCAAATGATATTAATCTTCTGTACTTAAGTATCGTGGCTTGCTATAATCAGCCTCTTGCTGAATACAATAGTGAGAAGATTGAGTCAAAACTTAATGATAATAGTCTAACAAAGATGATGGAAGTGTTAAGTGCCTTTGATAGTATATCCAAAAGTGGTATTCTTGAAAGTGGCAGCAAATTTGGCAGATAAGTTATGATTGATTTAAGAAATAAGTCCTTACCAGATACCATTAAGGTTAATGGTAAGGATTTTTTCATAAATACAGATTTTAGGTTGTGGTTAAAGTTTGGTGAGATGATAAATGATAATAGACCTTTATCTGATTACTTATTCTTAATTAAAGAAGGCGAAGATATACCTTTAGCAAACTTCTTTCCACAACTAGTAGAATTCTATAGTAATCCAAATCTAACACCTAAAGATACAAATAACACTTCCAGGGATAAGATTATAGATTATATAGAAGATGGAGAATATATTGTAGCATCTTTTATGCAAGATTATAGGATAGATTTAACTAGTGTAGATATGCACTGGCATATGTTTAAAGCATTGTTCTCAGGTCTGCGTGATGATACTAAGATTAAGCAGATAATGTCTATGCGTTCTTATAAGAAGTCTCATAAGTCATATGAGGCACAATGTGAAGAGAATAAAAGAGTGTGGTCATTACCTCAAACAAAGCATAAAGTATCAAAAGAAACAATGAACGAGATTAATAGCTTATTCTATAATAGTGTATATAAGAAGACTTAATTTTTAAGATAGAAAGGAGGAACAGTTATTTATGGCTGATGGTAAAGTTGTAATTGATACCGAACTAGATTCATCTGGTGCGGATAAAAGTATAAAGCAACTTGGTTCCTCTATTACATCTGGTATGGGAAGTGCGGTCAAAAGTATAGCAAAGATTGGTACAGCTGCCGTAGCAGCTGGAGCAACTGCAGCTGGGGCACTTACAAAATCCGCTATTGATGCTTATGCTTCTTATGAACAGTTGGTAGGTGGTATAGAAACACTGTTTGGAGCAGGTGGTCAAACACTTGAAGAATATGCCAAGTCAGTAGGAAAGAGTACAAGTGAAGCTAAAGCCGATTATGAGCAACTTATGAATGCTCAGAATATAGCTTTAGAAAATGCCGATAAAGCATACAAGACTGCTGGACTGTCTGCTAATGATTATATGGAAACAGTTACAAGTTTTGCTGCTTCTCTTAAGCAAAGTACAGAGAATGAGACAGAAGCGGCAAAAGCTGCTGACCAGATAGTTGTAGATATGGCAGATAATGCAAACAAGATGGGCACTGATATGGAAATGATACAGAATGCCTATAATGGATTTGCTAAGCAAAACTACTCTATGTTGGATAACTTGAAACTTGGCTATGGCGGTACAAAGTCTGAAATGGAAAGACTTCTTGCAGATGCCGAAAAGTTATCTGGGCAGAAGTATGAACTAGGTAATATGGCTGATATGGCAGAAGCAATCCACGTTGTACAGACAGAAATGGGTATAACCGGAACAACTGCAAAAGAAGCCAGTACAACTATTGAAGGTTCGGTTAACTCAGCAAAAGCTGCTTGGGAAAATCTTATGGTTGGTCTTGCTGATGATAATGCTGACTTTGATAGTTTAGTTAATAACTTCGTAGATTCAGTAAGCACAGCAGCTTCAAACATACCTCCTAGAATTGAAACCGCTCTTGGTGGTATTGATTCACTTGTAGAGAAGCTATTACCTGTTATAGTTGATGCTATACCTGGATTGATAGAAAATCTATTACCTAGTTTATTATCATCAGGTACAAATATAGTACTTACATTAATACAAGGAATTGCTTCAGCAATACCAGCATTATTGAATGTACTTCCAACAATAATAACCCAGATAGGAACAACACTTAAAACTGCAGCTCCACAATTATTTACCTCATTGATGGAAATATTGTCTCAGCTTGGAACTTTCTTATTAGAAAATATTCCGATACTGATGGATTCACTGGTTACAATGCTAAGTGAAGGTTCAATGCTTGACAGTATGGCAACAATGGCTACAAATCTTATAACTAACCTTATAACAGGGTTAACTCAAGCCTTGCCTCAGTTATTGAATGGAGCTATACTTATAGTTACTAACTTATTAAATTTTATAATCCAGCAATTACCAACAATAATCCAAATGGGTCTACAGTTAGTGGTAGGATTAGTTAATGGTATACTTCAAGCAATACCTACATTATTGGCGGCATTACCACAGTTAATAAACTCACTTATAAATGCTTTATTAAATGCTATTCCAATGATTATAGATGCTGGTGTTCAGTTATTAACTTCGCTGGTTGACAATCTACCAGAAATAATTGATACTATAGTTGAAGTTATTCCAGAAATTATAACTAATCTAATTAATGCAGTACTTGACCATTTACCAGATATTATAGATGCTGGATTTAAACTTATAACTTCACTTGTAGATGCACTGCCAAAGATTATTATAACTATAGTAAAAGCAATACCTAAAATCATTACAGGTATAGTTGGTGCATTAGTTGATGCTATTCCTAAGATTATCAGTACTGGTGTTAAACTATTAGGTTCACTTATAACTAATCTACCTAAGATTATTGGTAAGATTATAACTGCAATACCAGATATTATAAAAGCCTTAGTTGATGGTTTTGGCGACTATTTAAGTGATATGGCTGATATAGGTCTAAACTTAATTAAAGGATTATGGAATGGTATTAAAGATGCAGGTGCTTGGCTAAGAGATAAGATAAGTGGATTCTTTGGAGGCGTTGTGGATAGTATCAAAGACTTCTTTGGTATTGCTTCACCTTCAAAACTTATGAGAGACCAGATTGGTAAGTTTATAGCTCAAGGTATATGGGTAGGTTTTGACCAAGAAAATCCAATGGACCAGATTAATGATGAACTTAAGTATGGTATGAAGAAACTTGATACTACAATGACTTTAAGTGGTGGGTACTATGATGGTATTGACTATGATAAAATGGGAGAAGCAACTGTTGATGCTTTTGTAAATGCTAATATTGGTGTATCAGTTGGAAATAGACAGTTTGGAAGATTAGTAAGGGAGGTAACAGTATAATGGATATATACTATATTAATTCACAAGGCGAGAAATTAGATTTAGTTACCTACCCTTATCTAATGCTTGCCGATACAGATTTATTTGACTATACTTGGAGTAACACAACCAAAGGGACAAGCTTCCCTAGAATAAGTTCTTTTAGTCGAAGTATGGTTCAGAAAAAGATTAAGATTAGAGTTAAAGGGTTGAATGACCAAGATTATCTAAATAACATAGAAAAGATTACTGCTTTCTTTGATGCTGATGTAGTTAAGTTATCACCTGGCAGATTATATGTAGATAATTACTATTTAGATTGCTATATATTTGCTAGTTCTAAAAGCAGTAAGTACTTGATGGTTAATAACTCAACAGTTCAGTTTACATTGCTATCACCTGATGGTAATTGGAAGACGTCTAATATATTCCATTTTGGTAAATCCACAAGCTCAGATGTAGATAATGGTATGCCAAGTACAAATATTGCACTAAATAAATCCGTTACTGCTTCAGGTTATGATAATGTGGCTAGTTTACCTATGAATGTAGTAGATGGAGATTTAGGAACAAGATGGTCATCTAACTTTGCAGATGATGCTTGGGTAGCTATTGATTTGGGTGAGCAGTATTATTTAGAAAGCATAAAGATATACTGGGAAACTGCTTATGCAACAAACTATAATATACTTGTATCTAATGATGGTATAAGTTGGTCAACACTTAAAAGTATGAGAAATATGTCTGGTGGAACAGACGAGATAGTATTAGAGGGTGTAAACTATTATAGATTTATTAAGTTTCAAGGTATAACTAGAGCACTCCCAGCATATGGTTATTCCATATATGAGTTTGAAGTTTATGGTAAAAGCACTTCATCATTTTTAGACTATCCATTAGATTATTTATATGACTATACTAATGATATAAGGATAAATAGTTTAACTAATGATGGTTATGCTGCTTCTGATTTTAAACTTACAATATATGGTAAATGTAGTGACCCACTGATAAGTATTGGAGATTGGAATTATGGTGCAACTGATGTGGATTTAAGCACAGGCGAAAAACTTATAATTGATTCCGTAAATAAGAAAGTTTATAAGATAACTGTAACAGGTGCAATAGAGAACCTATTTAGTCACAGATTAAAAGATTTCTATGCTTTTCAAAAGATTGCAGTGGGTCAGAACATAGTTGGTTGGAATGGAGCATATGCTTTTGATGTTGAGTTATTTGAAGATAGGAGTGAGCCAAAATGGACTTAATCTATACAGATAGTAATAGAGTAGATTTAGGAATAATTCCAGAATATAAGATTGACTTAGCTTTTGGTAAAGATGAGAATGACTTTGAGATAGAATTAGCTATTGATAACGCTTGTCTAGAGCCTAATAACTTTGTATATTATGAGAATACTCAGTATGGCGGTATTATTGATAATGTAAACCCGGACACAAGTTCTGAAACTGTTAAATATAATGGAAGAACCTGGCACGGAATAATGGACAGTAAAGTGGTCAGCCCTGATAAGGGGCAAGACCATCTTACTTTGAACGGGGAAGCCAATGTAATAATCCAACAATTATTAGTTAGGGTAGGTTTAACTAGTTTATTTACAGTAGTCACAGAAGATAGCAATATAGTAATAAATAACTATAATTTTCCAAGGTATATAGGATTGTATCAAGGTTTAAGGAAGATGCTATATGAGTTTGGAGGTAAACTAAACTTAATATTCTTTAATGGGAAAGTTATATTAAGTGTGTCCCCTTATGTTGACTATAGCAAAGATGAAGAATGGGATACTAGTGAATTTGCTATGGCAATAAATAAGCATTTTAATCCCGTAAACCATCTATATTGTTTAGGTTCTGGAGATTTAAAAGATAGACACGTTATTGAGTTATTTACTGATGGAAATGGTGGTATACAACCTTACTCAACTATTGATGAACCTTATATGGACAGTCAGTATATATTAGACTCAAGAAATCAAGTATTTACCGGGTTATTAGACAGAAGTCAAGTGTATGATTATAATGGAGCACAAACCGCAGAGAACTACGAGAAAATACAAGAGAAACCACAGAGCTGGGAACAACCTTATATATTTACTCAGTATTATATATATGATGCTACTTCTAACTCATATAACCAGATAGAAAGAGAATTTGATGAAGTTTATGAGAATCTTACAACTAAACCTCTTGACTGGAATTGGAACTACTCTTCATATTATTATAAAGATGGAGAAAACTATAAAAGTGTAGATGATAGTTTATTAGTTGTAGACACTGACTATCTTAAACTTGATGGAGAACCTGTTGACTGGAAGAAAAATTATAAGAATTACTTTGAGTATTATAGTGATGGAACACCTGAAGGAACTGGTTATAAAGCAGTAGAACCTTATAAGTATACAAAGTATACTAAACAGACTATTAAACCATCAGATTGGTCATCTAATAAAGGTAATTACTATGTTAAAGTAGAACATTGGGAATACACTTACACTATTAAGAAAAAACGTAGTGGTGTGTGGGATAAATGGGAAGCAACTTATAAATATAAAATACCTACTTTTAATAAGAAAGATTATAAGATTAGTCTTAAATCTTCAAAACTGGTAAAAACCGAGTATGTTAAGATTTCTGACTTAGTTAAAAAGCCAGAAGACTACTTAGATGAGAAACCTACACCTAAAGTTAAGATGTCGGATTTTAAATCTTGGAAAGACTCTAAGTATGCACCATTTTATACAGCGGTAAGTAAAGAAAGAGCTCCAGATTTCTATGCTAAAACTTATTACTGGAAAAATGAAGCAACAAGCAGTCCAGAATGGGTATCAGGAAAGTTTTATGCTAAGACAGAAAAAGAGATAATACCACCATTTATAACTGGATACTATTATAGGAAGGTTTATGATAACTATGCTGACTTAGTTACCAATGGTATTGCAAAACTACAAGAATATTGGAGTTTAGATTCAGTTACTATTTCTTTAACTACAGATGAGCAAGAGTATGATGTTGGAGACGTGGTAGGTGCAACTGAGAATATTACTAAAGTTGCAATAACTTCTCAGATAACTAAAAAAATAGTCACTATAGAAAATAATAAGATATCAGTCCAGTATGAGCTGGGTAATGATGATACAACTAACGAGTATTAAAGGAGGTATATTATGGCATTAGAATTAGTTACAGGTTATGTGGGAAAACCTCATATAACTTCTCAGCAAGATGCAACACTAAATGCTGCTGCACTTGAGACAACAGGTAAGTATATTATTAGTGTTGGTAATTCTTTTGATTACGAACTGGAAAGTAATACACTTATTAAAATCAACAATGGTTATGCCATCAACCAAGGAAGATTGATGGGAATGGTAAACCACGACTATGAAGAATTAGAAATAAGCACAGGAATAAGTGGAGCTAAAAGAAGTGATTTAGTAGTTATCCATTATTCTAAAGATTCAACTACAGGAATAGAAAGTGCAGAATTAAGAATAATTGAAGGAACTGCTGGCGAGGATTATGTGGACCCAGAATACTTAGACAAAGATTTGCTTAACGAAGATAATCTGGAAGATGACTTAGTACTGTATAGAATCAACATAAATGGGTTAAGTGTTGAATCCGTAGAATTAGTTGCTAATACCTGGTATTTAGATACTGGAAGGCGTGAAGACTTGCTAGATACTTCCGGTGTGAATTATGTATCAGGACCTCCAGAATATACCCAAGAACCTTTCTATATGAGATTAGAAGGTAATAAATGTACTATAGGAGGTACTAGATATATTCTTGCGTCTACAGATAATAGTAATCCAACAACTATAACTTTTGATAAAAAATATGCTCCTAAAACTTATAGAAGTTGGATTAAGTCAAGAAGTTATATAACTACTGAGATTAAAGACCATATCACTATTACTTCTGAAGGTAAGATAACAGTATGTACTACTTTTGCTCATCCAATGCAACTTGACTTAGAAGAACTTATAGGAACTTATACTTTAGATTAAAGCTATACAATTTAGCTAAGTTTTGTTATAATATTTAAAAAGATAGGAGGTAAAATACTATGAAGTTATCTAAAGTAACAAAGAAACAAATTATTGATGTTCTTATTAGAACAGGAAAAACTTTTGTGGTAGCAGGAATAGTATCAGTACAAGCTTTGGGTGATGTTGATGCTAAGACAGCAATTATTGCTTTTGGTTCTGCAGGACTTACTGCCATCTGGAACCTTATTATTAAAGCATTTACTGAGGAGGAGTAAGTTATGAAGATTTATAAGAAATTAGCAAAAAGTATATCTTATTCTAGTATTAAGAGAAAAAGAAAAGATGTAAAGTATATAGTGATACATTATACTGGCAACAAAGGAGATACGGCTAAGAATAATGCTATATATTTTGCTACTAATAATACTCGAGAAGCTGGTGCTCATTTCTTTGTTGGACCAAAAGGTGCAGTTTGGAGAAGTATTCCTATGAATAGAACAGCTTGGGCAGTTGGTGGTGACCAAAGATGTGGTAAATCTGGAGAAGCTACATATTATGGTAAGTGTACTAATGCAAACTCTGTTAGCATTGAGTTATGTGATTGCTTAACATCTTACACATCTAAACAAGCAAAATCTGTTAAGAAACTTATTAAGTATATCCGTAGATACTGTCCTAATGCTAAAACTATAATTAGACATTGGGATGTAAATGGCAAGAACTGCCCAGCTCCTATGACCGGAAAGAATAATGCTATGTGGGAAAAATTTAAGAAGGAGATTAACTAGTGACTAGCGAGATTATTGTAGCTTTGATTACTTGTGGTGGTACACTTTGTGGTGTATGGTTGCAGAATAGAAAGCATAATAGAGATATAACTGAACTTATTGAATACCGAGTTAGTAAGCTTGAAGAAAAACAAGACAAGCATAATAACTTAATAGAAAGAGTATATGAAATAGAGGGAGCTATAAATCTATTAGATGATAGAGTAAAAGCAGCAAACCATAGGATAAAGGATTTAGAGGAGGACGCAAAAGATGGAAGATAACACCTTAGCAATGGAATTACTTCATCAGTTAAAATCTAATATGAAGAAGTGGTTTATAGCATTTATCATAGTTTTGATTATGTTCTTTGCTAGTAATATTGCTTGGCTATATGCTTGGAATTTACCAGCAGAAACGTCAACCACAACTACAACGTAAATCTGGAAATAGATTTATTTGAAAGACGAAGCCAAGGTGATACATTGGAAACAATAGCTGATGACTTAAATATATCTATTGATTATGCACGGAAACTTAGTCAGAAAGTCAATAAGAAAATTATAAAGGTATTATAATCCCATTACATTTTAATTACATTTAAGACGCATTTTAACTACATTGTTAAGTGCGTCTTTTTTGTTTAGAATTTAATTATAAACAAAACACAAGTGAGAAAGGAGAACTGGTATGGATAGAGAATTCTTAAGACTGCTAATGCAGAAAGAAGGAATACAAGACATACCAGTTCTTCATATTATAAAGATACTTGTAGCAATAGCGGAGATAAATGATGATACTAACAAGAGAAGAATTATATAAGTTAGACCCTTTAGTGTTAACTAGAGGATTATTGGAATTTAATGAATATATAAGAAAGGAATTTGGTAATGATGATGAACGGAAATCCAATGATGATGAATCCACAATATCCAGTAAACAACTTTATGGGGAGTAATCCAAATTTTCCTACTAATAATTTTGCTGGTATAACACCTGTTCAGAATGAACCTGTAAATAACTTAATAAGGGTAACTGGGATTGATGGTGCAAAAGCATACCAGATGCAACCTAATAGCACAGTTGCGCTATTTGATAGCAGTGAAGACATTATGTATGTTAAATCCACAGATGGTGCAGGTTTTCCTACTATAAGAACTTTTTCTTTTAGTCCTATAGAACAGAAACAAGAAGTAGCACCAGTAGTTGATTATATTAGTAGAGAAGAATTTGAAGAATTTAAAAAGGAGATGAAGCAGTATGGCAAGCAGTCTATTCAGCAATCAAAATCTAAACCAAAACTTACAGAGTAGCGGGTTTAACCCAGAAGCAATACAGTCAGTTAAAAGGATGGCAAGTATGTTAAAAGGTAAAGGTAACCCTATGCAGATATTACAGATGATGGGAGGACAGAATCCTCAATTAAACCAAATAATGAATATGGTAAATTCTAAAGGTATGACACCTAAAGATTTATTTAATCAAGTGGCAAAGCAACAAGGTATAAATCCAGAACAGATTATATCTATGCTTAAATAAAAAGTAAGTATTGATGGCGTACGAGTTAATACTTTACTATACAAGATTATTAGAAAGGAGATAACGCTATGGATACAGGATTAAGTGCAAGTGATGTAGCTCTTCTTAACCGTGATAATGGTGATTGGGGAGATAATGGCTTTATGTGGATTTTTGCTCTTTTGATTCTATTCTGGGGTGGAAACGGAGCTTGGGGCAGAAACACTACTGATGGTGTAGTAACTGAGGCAGCTTTGTGTAATGCTAACTCATTCAATGAGTTAAAAAGTTCTGTAGGAAGACTTAATGACCAGGTAAATGGTGTAAATACTAACCTTGGAAACGCAATTTGTAACTTAGGTTATGAGACATTAAGAAACTTCAATACTTTAGAAAGTCAGTTATCAGATTGCTGCTGCACAACTCAGAGAGCTATTGATGGTGTAAACTTCAATATGGCTCAGGCAACTGCTTCTATTAATGCAAACACAACCGCAGGAATCCAGAAGATTCTTGACCAGATGTGTGCTGATAAAGCAGCTCAGCAGGCAGCTAGAATCCAGCAGTTAGAATTAAACCAAGCATTATGTGGTGTAGTTAGATATCCAAACGCTACAACATATTCAGCTGGTTTTAGTCCTTACTTTAATACAGGATGTGGCTGCTGCGGAACAACAGTATAATTAGAGCATTGTAGTATGCCAGTTAAAGGGAGTGGCAATGCTACTCCCTATTTTTTAATATGAGAAAGGAGAATAAGTAATATGTTAGAAGCATATAGTCAGAATGTAACAGTGTTAACTAATACGGCAATACCATTTAACTCAACTAGTATACAGAAAGGTTGTACAGCAGTCAAATCTGATTCAACTACAATACAGTTAAATAAGTGTGGTGTATATATGTTAGAAGTTGATGGTTCAGCAACTGCAACTGCTGCTGGTAATGTGTCTATACAGTTAAGAAAGAATGGAACTCTTCAGCCACAAGCAATATCTACTGCTACTGGTACAACTACCACAGTAGTACCTGTTGGTTTTACAACATTAGTACAAGTATCAGAAAATAATTCTTGTAGATGCTGCGATAGTCCTACAGTTTTAACTATTGATAATGTTGGCGTAGGAGCTACATTTAACCAAGTAAATGTAGTTGTAACTAAGATATGCTAGTATGAAAGACGGAGAGTTAACTATACTTGATATTCTAAATATTATGAGTTTCTTTATAGGATTAATGAATCTACAAGATAATCTGACACAAGGAGATAAGCAAGAACTTATGTCTGAGACTGATAAGCAGACCTCTATAATCTTAAAAGAGATACATTCTCATTTAGAAGAACAAGATATAAAATTAGACAGATTATTAAAAAGATTGGAGGTAGTGGAGAATGACCGTTGATGAAGTATTCTCAAAAATATTAGCACACGAGATAGAAGGTCTTATGACTCACGACCAGCTAGCTAACTTCTACGATTTCTTGGACCTTCACGGATATAAGAGGTGCCACGAATATCATTTCTTAGAAGAAGCTTGCACAATGAGAACAGTAGAAAGATACTATACTAATCATTTCAATAAGTTAATAAAGAAATCTCCAGTTGAAGAACCTAAAGTAATTCCAGACAGTTGGTATAACTATGGTCGTTGGGATGTTGATACTAATACTAAGCAGAATGCCCTTAAAACTGGAATAACACTTTGGATTGACTGGGAAAAGAAAACTAAGAAGCTTTATGAAGAAATGTATAAAGAACTTTGTGAGCTTGGAGAGATTGCAGCTGCTTGCAAAGTAAAGGAACTCATATGTGATGTAGATAAAGAACTTAAGTATGCAGAAAGAGAGGGTTTAAAACTCAAGTCTATTGACTACAACATAGATTCAGTTTACTTATGCCAAGATGAGATGCACAATAAGTATAAGAAGAAGTCTGAAGAAATCGGTGTAAGTATATGCTAAATCTAGAAGAAATAGACAACACCATAGAAGAGTTAGAATCCGGAGATACTACATTTAGTGTATGTGACAAACTGGCTAGTTTATATATAGTAAGGGAGCATATGACCAAAGCAAAAGATTTGGTTCCAGAAAGTAATATTGATGAACAAATAGAAGATATCCAAGCACTATTTGTAAACTATATGAGTAATAGAACATCTGAGAACTTGGAAAAGATGCTTTCTACTATATATAATATGATAAGTGAACTATACCATACTTGTAGTGATAGTAAAGAAAAAATGCTATTTAAGAAATTTACCAATGATATAGCTAGTATAGCAACTACTACAATTATATAAGGCTTAGATAAAGGGAGACAATGTTCTTCCTTTATTTTTTTGAGAAAACTATTTACAATTAAGAATTTATGTGTTACAATAAAGTAGTAATAAATAAATATGGAGGTGCATATTATGAGTAACAATGATATTATTGCTAGATATAAATTAGAAAAAGGTATTCCACTAGATACTCAATTACATACTTATGAAGCTTGGAAAAAACTTGGATATAAAGTTAAGAAAGGTGAAAAGTCAGAACATAAGATAACAATATGGAAGTATTCTATAAAAGTTGTGGAAGATAAAGAAACAGGAGAAGAAAAGAAAGTTAGTAGATGTTTTCCAAAATTATCAGCATTTTTTACTGCAGAACAAGTTGAGAGAATAAAGGAAGGTAATAAGAATGATTAAGATAAGAATTGATAAACCAGAAAAATTATCAGGAAATATATTAGTCAAATATTCAGCTTTTGTTAGTTTTGACTATAATGGTACAATAGTTCAGTATATCAAGAATATGGGAACTAGAGTTTATAACCCAGAAAATCATACTTGGGAAATGCCTGTTTCTAATATAATTGGTTTATGTAATAAGTTTGAGAATGAAGAAATTGAGATAACTGGAATATATCAAGATATGGAAACTAAAAAACTTGATGATATACAGATTCCTGAAACTTATAAGTTTAAGACCAAACCTTTTGCTCACCAGTTAGATGGTGTAAAGTTTGGATTAGCTAATAACAAGTTTTTACTTTGTGATGACCAAGGTCTTGGAAAGACCAAGCAGATTATAGATTTAGCAGGATGCTTAAGTCATATTCATAGCATAAATAAAGTACTAATAGTTTGTGGTGTTAACTCACTTAAATATAACTGGCAGTCAGAAATAGAAATACACAGTAATGAGAAAGGATGGGTATTAGGTACAAGATTTAGAAAGAATGGTAAATCTTATGAGGGAAGCAGCAATGATAAACTCGCAGACTTAAATAACCTTCCTGACTGTAAATTTATAATAACTAATATAGAAACTTTAAGGGCTGGTGCAAAGAAAGTTAGTAAGACAAAGTATTCATTCCCAATAGCAGAGAAGATTGCTGAATTATGTAAGAGTGGTGAGATAAGTATGATTGCTTTTGATGAATGCCACAAAGCTAAGAATCCAACATCTTTACAAGGTCGAGCAATGAGTTTAATCAGTGCAGAATATATGGTGGCTATGAGTGGTACGCCTCTAATGAATAATCCACTTGACTTATACTTCCCACTACATTGGTTAGGATATGAGCAGCATAGTTTTTATCAATTTAAGCAACACTACTGTACACTTGGTGGTTGGGGTGGTTCCGAAGTTGTTGGATTTAAAAACTTAGATGAGATAAGGGAACTTATGGATTTAGTAATGCTTAGACGACTAAAAATGGAAGTTTTAGATTTACCAGAAAAAATGCACCAAGTAGAATATGTAGAAATGGGAACTAAACAGAAAGTAATCTACAATGAGGTATATAATGGTGTTATGAGTGATATAAATAAGATTAAGTTTAGTAATAATCCATTATCTATGCTTATAAGACTAAGACAAGCTACTGGGTATACAGGTATACTTAGTGATAAAGTTAAAGAGTCTGCTAAACTTGATAGAATGGAAGAGTTAGTTGAAGAATTAGCACAAGCAGGAAAGAAATGTATTATATTTAGCAACTGGAGTAATATTACTAGCATAGCAAAAGAAAGATTATCTAAATATAATCCTGCTTATATAACTGGAGACACTTCACCTAATGAAAGAATGGAAGAAGTTTCAAGGTTTCAAAATGATGATAGATGTAAAGTTATTATTGGAACAATAGGAGCAATGGGAACAGGCTTAACCCTTACAGCTGCCCAGACAGTTATATTCTTAGATAGTCCTTGGAATAGAGCATTAAAAGACCAAGCAGAAGATAGGGCACACAGAATTGGAACTCAGGGAACTGTAAATATCATAACTTTAGTAACAAAGAATACCATTGATGAAAGAATAGAAGATATAGTATATAAGAAAGGATTAGTTTCAGACGCTTTAGTTGATGGTAAAGGAGGTAAACTAGGTATGGATATGATTTACCAATTACTTTCTTAAATCTATACTTTACAATTTATTTCTTATGTGTTACAATAATTAGAGTAATAAGAAGGAGGTGAGTAAGTGGGAAATAGAGAAGAAAAATTATTTAGTATTTCAAGAGTTGCTCAGATATTGGATATATCAACCAATACCATAAAAAGGTGGTATAGATGGTATGAGAATCCGGATTATGAGAAACCTATTGAATTAAAGTTACCATCATATGTCCGAGATAGTAGGAAGACAATGCTATTTAAGCAGTCCGATATTGCTAGCCTTGAACAGTTCAAAGAAGACTTACAAAGCAAGTATAGAGGAATTATGGCAGAGTTTAATGCTTATTACCAATGGGGGCAGTATGGTACAAAAGTATTAGAAAGAAAGGAGGCAAAGTAATGAGCAGAAGAGATGGAAAAGCAACAGTTGACCTTGGTGGTATGATTGATGATTATAAATCTGGTAAAGATGAAGAATCAAAAATCAAGAAAAAAATCTCAGCTTTAGGAGATGAGATTAAACGTATAATGACCAGCAATAAGTTAGATAATTTCTCATCTGATAAGTGGACAGCTAAAGTTACAGTAACTCAGAAAGAAGATTTTAATGAACTAAAAGCCATTGATATTCTTAAAGATAACTTAAGCAAAGAAGATTTATCTACAGTTATTAAGACAAAAGAGTATATTGATGATGATGCTTTGGAAAAACTTGTATATGCAGGTAAGTTCGATATTAGTAAACTTCAATCTTGTAGAACACCAGGAGCAGAAGTTGTAACCTTAAGAATCAGCAAAAAGAAATAATTAGGAGGATATTATGGCAGGAGCATTAAAGCATAAGCAAAGAAGTCATAGAAGTTACCATAGGTCAAATCCATTCTTAGGATTTGAAAGAAGAGCAGCTATTAAGTCAGATGATAAATACAAGAAGTCAATGGCTAAGAAAATATTAGATAGCATAGCTGGATTAAAATCTAAGGTTTCAAAGAAACCTATAAAAAAATCATAAAATAGGAGGAAATTAAAATGTATAAGTGTAAATGGGCAGGAGATGCCAGTGATGAATATTGTAAAGATTGCAATGGTGTAGATATGGTAGTAGAAGGTAAAACTATATCTTGTGACCAATGTGCTGGTTATGAACCAAGTAAAGAAAAGGTTGAAGTTGAAGAGGAAAGTAATCCAATAGAAAAAGATATGAACCCACCTGAAGATGAAAGAGCAGTAAAAGAAGAAAATAAATCTGAGAAATCAGAGGCTAAAGATTCTGACAAGAAACAGTCAAAGGTTTCCAACAATACAAGTAAAGATAAAAATGCAGAGAATACCCAAGACGCTGCAGCAGATGAACCTTCTAATAGTATACCAGAAGGTGTTGTGCCTGTATCTATTAGATATATGAGTGGTTGTACTATACAGAAGAATGATACTTATTATAAGTTTACAGCTGAAGAAGAATGGGCAGTTGACCCAATGGTAATTAAAACACCAGAACAAGTTGATGAAGTCAGGGAAAAACTTTGGGCAAAAGTTAATAGCGAAGTAGATAAGCAAGTTGATGATGTTCTAAATATGTAGTTACTTTAAGTGCGTGTCCATTAAGCGGGCACGCACTATAATTACCAAGGAGGTTATTAATATGTCAATATGTAGAGTTGAAAAGAATAGTAATTATACAGTTATGAGTAATTATCACTTGCGAGATGATAATCTCACTCTTAAAGCTAAAGGGCTTTTAAGTTTAGTATTATCTTTACCTGATAACTGGGACTATACAGTGAATGGTTTAGTTTCAATCTGTAAAGAGAATAGGACAGCAATTAATTCTGCCCTTGAAGAATTAAAGAACAATGGATATCTTGTAGTTATTAAGAAACTTCCGAGTCAAACAGATTCAGGTAGATTTGAATATGAGTATAACTTCTTTGAGAGTCCTAAAAAACAAGATGGTAAAAAACAAGGTACAGAAAATCTATATGTAGAAAATCAACATATAGAAAAACCACAACAATTAAATAAAGATAAAGTAAATAAAGATAAAGTAAATAAAGATTTAAAAAACGAAAAGAAATCTAAAACCAAGAAAGACAGATATCTAGACAAAGTTTTAGGTAAGTTTGCTGAATATGAATTCTCAGAAAAAGTTATGGATAAGATTTTAGATTTTTATTCGGATAGAATTGATAAAGGAGACTATCCTGCTGAAAACCAGTTGACTTTAACATTAGATACTTTAGCTGGTGTAGATGAGCATTCCCAGTTAGAAGCAATAAATAATTCCATTAGAAATGGTTATAAAGGAATATTTATAAATACTCAGAAGTCAAGTAAGCAGTCATATAGATTAGATAACACAGATAAAGAATCAATAGAGGACCATAACAGTAGGGTGGATAGTATGATGAATAACCCTAGGTTTATTTTCTAAGAAAGGAATAAGAAATATGGATGAACTAATGATAGCATTTATAGTTCTGGTAGTATTAATCTTTTATATATTTGGTAATATACTTTGGTTTCTGATTATGTCTAAGAATGCTGATGAATATGATAAGAAACATTGGAAAGAAGAACGAGAAGAACAAGAAAAGATATTAAGTCAGATTAAAAAGAATAAAAAGGAGAAAAAAGATGGTAAAGTTTGTAAGAGATAATAATACAGAAGAATATATGAAAGAATTACTACTGCAGTCAATACCTGAAGGAAAGCATAACTCGGTAAGTTGTAAGCATTTAGCATTCCGATTGGGTTGTGATAAAAGAACAGTAGTTAAGTTAGTACAGAAATTAAGAGATGATGGACATCCAATATGTTCTACAACTTATGATGGATATTGGATTGCCATTGATGTTGAAGATATAGATAGAACAGTTAAAGCTTTAAGAGTTAGAGTAACCAGCTTAACTGATACCATTGATAGTTTAATGGAAGCAAGAAGATTATTGTTAAGAAAGGAATAAAAAATATGGATTTGAGCAAATGCTGGTATAAGCAGAAGTGCAAGAATAAATGCTCAGAGTCTTGTATAAGGTATAACTGTATGCGTTCGCTTTTTGAGCATTCTAATATACCTGAATACTTGTGGGAGATTAAACCCTTAGTTTGTGATATAGTAGATGCTGAAGCATTTAAGCAGTTAAAAGCTATATCTGATAATATGGATATATTTGTTGAGTCAGGTAGAAATGTATATATATACTCAGAAATATGTGGTAATGGTAAGACAAGTTGGGCAGTTAAACTTATGTGTTCTTACTTTGATACAATCTGGCATAAGTCAGGATTTGATTGCCACGGATTATTTATAAATGTACCACAATTTCTATATAACTGTAAGCGTAATATATCTCAGAAAGTAGAAGGATTTGAAGCATTATGTAAGCATATAGAAGAATGTGAACTGGTAGTATGGGATGACTTACCAAGTTCAGAATTTACATCTTATGAGCATCAGATAGTACTTCAATATATAGATGCCAGAATAAATGCAGGTAAGTCAAATATATTTACAGGTAACTGTGGAAAAGAAGCTTGCTATAAATTAATGGGAGATAGATTATCTAGTAGATTGTTTGGATGTAGTGAAGTAGTTGAGTTTAAGGAAAAAGATAAAAGGAGGACTAATTATAAATGGTAGAATTGCAGATAATTAATAAAGTCCTTTCTGACCAGTCAGATAGTATCATATCTCTAAATGGAATAACTGATGATTATTTTAACCAGTATAAGGAAGAATGGGAGTATATTAAGAAGCATAAAGAAGAATATGGGAATATACCCAACATTGAGACATTCCTTGCTAAATACCCAGATTTTGATGTTATACAAGTATCAGAAAGCACAGAATATTTAGTTAATACTTTTAGGGAAGAATATCTTTACTCTTTAAGTGTGCCTATAATAACTAAGTTATCGGAGTTACTTCAAACTAATTCTTATGAAGCTGTAGATTATTTAAAATCTAAGATTCCAGAATTAAAAGTAGCACAAGCAGTAAAAGGTGTGGATATTATAAGTCAAGCAGGTGAAAGATTAAAAGAGTATAAAGAAACAAAAGAAAGTAAAGATACACACTTTATACCAACTGGTTTTGAAGAATTAGACGAGGTTATCGGAGGTTATCATATGGGAGAAGAACTTGTGGTAATCTTTGCAAGAACAGGGCAAGGTAAAACTTGGGTGTCACTTAAAATGCTAGAACATATGTGGAAAATGAATAAAAGAATTGGTTTATTAGAACCTGAGATGAGTTCAATTAAAACTGGTTATAGATTTGATACACTTCACAAGCACATATCTAATAGTAGTTTGACTCGTGGTAATGATATACAAGGTTACGATAGATATATAGAAAACTTAAGTAATAGTGATGTACCATTCTTTGTGGCACACCCAAAAGATTTCCAAAGAAAAGTTACAGTAAGTAAGCTTAAAAGCTGGGTAGAAAATAATAACATAGATGTGCTTGCTATTGATGGTATTTCTTACTTAACGGATGAAAGAAAAGAACGAGGTGATAGCAGAACCACACAGTTAACTAACATTAGCGAAGATTTGATGAATTTATCTATTGAATTAAAGATTCCAGTAATAGTTGTATGCCAGTCAAATAGAGAGGGAGTACATAATGAAGACTTAGAACTTGAGAACATTAGAGATAGTGATGGTATTGCTTATAATGCTTCACTGGTACTTGCGGTTCAGCAGAAAGACCCGGGACTTCAATTAAGCATAAAGAAATCTAGAAATAGTAGTAATAGTGCTAAGTTGACTTATCTATGGGATATTGATGTAGGTAAGTTTGAATATGTACCAAGTGGTAACAGCGGAATAAATGATGAAGAAAAAGCCGAGAATATTAGAAGGCGTTATAAAGATGAAGATGAGGAATACTAATGATTAAGTTAGAAGAAACTATAATCCAAGCAGATATGCAAGATGTTCTAAATACTTTAAAGTCAGAACTATATATCAAAGGAGTGGATAGATTTATGATGTTTAGACCTAATGGTAGAAATATTCAGACAAACTGTCCATTCCATAAGAATGGTCAAGAACGTAAACCTTCTTTTGGCATAAATATAGATGATGGAAAGTGCCATTGCTTTACTTGTGGTTGGAGTGGCACAATATCTGAGATGATTAGCGAACTTTTTGGTTATATAGATAATGGAAAGTTTGGAACAAGATGGTTAGTAAAGCGATTTAATTCTCTTGAGATAGAGACGAGACCTATGATATTTACAGGAGATATTAGAAACCGCAGAGAAACCCAAGAAATTAATGATATAACCGAAGAAGAATTAGATAGTTATAGATACATCCATCCTTATATGTATGAAAGAGGATTAACTGATGATATTATAGAAAGGTTTGATATTGGTTATGACTCAAAGAGGGACTGCTTAACTTTCCCAATTAAAGATTTAGACGGAAGAGTAGTATTTGTAGCAACCAGGTCAGTTAAGACTAAGTTTTTTGGATTACCTAAAGAACAGAGCAAGCCTATATACTGTGCTAATATGTTTACTTCAGGTAAGTACAAAGAAGCAATGATAACTGAAAGTTTTCTAAACTGCTTAACAGGTTGGAAGTATAATGTACCGGGTATGGCAATGATTGGTACTGGAAATCAGTTTCAGTATGATATATTGAGCAAATTACCTGTTAGAACTTATATACTTGCTTTTGACCCAGATGATGCTGGTAGGAAGGCAACCGAGAGATTTAGGTACTATGTAAAAGGTAAGATTATTAAAGAATTAGATTACCAAGATGGTAGGGATATAAATGAACTCCAAGAAGATTTCTTAAAACTTAAAAAAATTTTTTAATAAATTTTAAAAAACTTATTGCACTTTCCAGATTTATGTGTTACAATAAAATAGTAATAAATAAATAAGGAGGTAGTTTATATGGATGTTAACTACAAAGGTTACACTATAAAGCATTACAAAGACCATTATAAAGTAGAAAGTAATGATGGTTCAGATAGCTGGGAAGTGCAAACCATTGAAGAAGGAAAGTATGATATAGACCAGTTAGAAGACGACCAGTAAGTAAACTTAATAGTGAGGCGATAACACTTAAAACACCAATAATATAAGTGGTAGTGGTGGTTGGTAAAGAGAAAAGGAGAAATATTATGAATATTGGAGAAAAGTATTTAAGCAAGAGAGATAATGAAACTGTTATAAGAATTATAGAAGTAGATGATATTAGAAAAACAGTTATCTATGAGTACGAGAATGGAAAGAATAAAGGCAAGTCAATTTGTGTGGGATATGCCACTATTAGAAGATGGTACTCACTTATTAGTGAAGAACAAAATACTGCTGGTGATATATCTTCAGACAGTGAAGAAAAAAGTAGCAAGAAACCTACTAATAGAAGTAGAAAGTCATCAAATAAAATAGACAGAACACAATATTATAAGAATGTGCTTGAAGCATTATCTAGAGATTTTGATGTTAAAGAATATACTAGTTCACCAGGTTGTATGGCTGTTAAGAATAAAGGTGAAAAGAAGAATATAGCATATGTTGAAGTTAGACAGAAATATATTAAAGTCTACTTTAGTGGAAAACCATATACTGTAGATTATGAAATAGGATATGCTACTAAAGTTTTAGATATAATTAAATAGTTTATTATGACTTGTGCTAACCAGATAGGTGTTTTAGTTTCATTTTGTACCTAGTTGTTAAAGTGATAAGTCACTCCAGAAATAAAATGGTTAGGAATACTGGAGACTCTATATATTTATTTATTACAGGGTGCTTATCTTTACCATCCAAAGGTAAGCATCTTATGCGTAAGTAGCTCAATGGTAGAGCTCTAGCAGACTAAGGTACTGAAATAATCTGACTAGGTGAGTAGGTTCGATTCCTTCCTTACGCTTTTCCCTGGCAGACAAAAACTACAAAGGACCGGATATCAGAAATGCGTTCATTGGGGAAAGAAGTAGAATAAAGCTGGGAATATACTTCAAGAACAAAAAAGACCCAAAAGTAGAAAGGAGAATTAGTATGGGAAGAATTAATCCAGATGATATGGATAAGTATGGAAGTGGTAACTCAACTGATTGGTTAAAACTTCAGAATGATGGCGATGTTGCCAGGGTACAGTTCCTCTATAATAATTATGGAGAACTTGATACTTTTGCTTGCCACAAAGTTAAGGTAGGAGACTATGATAGGTATGTAGATTGTAAGAGAGATTATGACTCACCTATTGATGACTGCCCATTCTGTGCGGCAGGTATGCCAATAAAACCAGTTATGATACTATCAATGTATGACCACGCTGATGGTAAAGTGAAGATTTGGGAAAGAGGTAAGACTTTTAGAAAGAAAATTGAAGCACTCTTTAATAGATATCCTAATCTTAGTAATATGGTATTTGAGATTGAAAGAAGGGGAGCAGCAGGTGATAAGAAAACTCAGTATGAGATATTCCCTATGCCAGATGTGGAACCTGTTGATGTTTCTGAAGTAGAAAGGCCTGAATTTATTGGCGGTTTTATTATGGATAAGAACCCAGATGAGATGCAGACATATCTAGATACTGGCGAGTTTCCACAGGAAGATGATAATGCACCCGTTAGAAATGATAATATTAGAAGACGAGGTTCTGATAGCAATGTAAGTTCAAGAAGAGGTTCCAGCCGAAGAGTTGGTAGATAGGAGGAATATATAATGATTAAGTGTAATTTAGGTTTAGTGCATATTGAAGGAACAAGCGGAATTATATTAGCAGAGTTTAGCACATTAGTTAATAGTTTAAAAAGTGATATCCCAGAAGAAGTCTTAAGAGCAGCTTTTGAGCGCGGAATAGACGGTCCGCCAAGTTGTAATTGTGAGCCTTGCAAAGATGAGACAACGGAAGATGATACTCAGCCGAAGAGTTGGGATGATGTGATGGAAAAGATTGGTGAGTTGGTAGCAGAAGGAATACGAGATGGATTAGAAAGCATAATGAGTGAGAGAGAGAGTAAGTCTGCTAAGAAGAGAGATAAAGATAAGTAGTGGCTTTATCATTTAGCAGACCTAAAGTTAATGACAAAGATATAGTTAAGAAATCTAAGTCAACTAAGACACGTTCCAGTATAAAGGGTGGCAGTAATATAGCCACCCAGATACAAGCAATGTCTTCAATGGCAGAAGCAAAACTCTCTCACCATAAAGATGACTACATAATTATTAGAGATATAGAATCTTTTGAGAACTATATTGAAGAAGCAATAAAGAATAAAGTGTGTGCCATTGATACTGAGACAACCGGATTAAATCCATTAACTTTAGATTTAGTTGGCGTGTGCTTATATACACCAACACTTAAGGCAGCTTATATACCTATAAACCATAAAAGTTATGTTACAGGTGCTAGAACATCTAATCAGCTGACCGAAGCTGATATAAAACCGTACTTAGAAAAATTTAATAATACTCCAAGATGTAAGTGGATTATGCACAATGCTAAGTACGATATAAGGGTAGTTAGACATACCATAGGCATAGATTTAAACTGTTATTGGGATACAATGCTAGCAGGAAATTGTATAGATGAGAATGAAAGTCATAGACTTAAAGATTTACATCTTAAGTATTGTGATAGTACAGATACTGAAAGTTTAACATTTGATAAGTTATTTTCTGGAATAGTATTTGACTTAGTTCCAATAAGTGTGGCATATTTATATGCAGCCGGTGATGCTATAAAAACTTATGAGCTTTACAAGCATCAAGAAAATCTATTTAGTAGTTGTGACCTTGAAGGTCCTTACAATGTATTTAGAAATATTGAGATGCCAGTAATGAAAGTATGCTGTGATATGGAAGATAGAGGTATATGTCTTGACTTCGATATAGCAAATAACTTAATAGAAAAATATCATAAGATTAAAGATGAGAGACAGAAACAAGCACAAGAAGCATTAGCAATGTATGATGACTTAGTAGATACTTATCGTATGGAACATCCAAATAATAAGTTATCTGACCCAATTAGTTTAAGTAGTCCTACTCAGCTTGCAATTTTGTTCTATGATATTCTTAAACTTGAGAGTCCTAATAAGACATCACCTAGAGGAACAGGTGAAGATATACTTAAGCATTTTGCTAAAGGTAGAGAAAAAAATTTATGTGAAGCAATATTAGGTATTAGGGAAGTGGATAAGTTACTTAGTACTTATATTGATAAGATGCCAGAAATTGTCCATACTGACGGAAGAATACACTGTAACTATAATCAGTATGGAGCAAAGACAGGCAGATTTAGTTCAAGTGACCCTAATATGCAGAACATACCTTCTCATAACAAAGAAATTAGAACAATGTTTAAAGCTCAAGATGGTTATGTATTAATAGGTGGAGATTACAGTCAGCAAGAACCTATGGTAACTGCATATCTTTCAGATGATAAGACTATGCAAGATGCTTTTATCCACGGAAAAGATATATATGCAACTATAGCAGGATTGGCTTTTGGCAAACCATATGAAGAGTGTCTGGAATTTAGAAAAGATGGTACAGTTAATCCAGCAGGTAAAGAAAGACGTACTCAAGCTAAGAGTATAGTATTGGGTATATTATATGGCAGACAGATACCATCTATTGGTGAGCAGTTAGGAGTATCAACTAAAGAAGCTCAAAAGATATATGATAAGGTTATGGCATCATTTCCTGCTCTTGCTAATTTTATTGATGAAAGTCAAGATATGGCTAGGACTAAAGGTTATGTAACTACTGCTTGGGGCAGAAGGAGACATCTACCTGATATGCAGTTAGAACCTTATGAATTCTCATTAGATGGTGGAAATCCTATTGGTTTTGACCCATTGGCATTTGGTCAGGAGATATCTAATGAAGTACCAAGTAGTATTAAGAGAGAATATACTCGTAAGTTAAATGGGGCTTTTGGTTGGCAGAAAAAATCTCAAATATTAGAAGAAGCACGAAGTCGTGGTATTAAGATTAAAGATAATGGAGGATTTATAGCACAAGCAGAGAGACAGTGTGTTAATGCTAGGGTGCAAGGTTCAGCAGCAGATATGGCTAAGTTAGCAATGATAAAGATAAATAATGATGCTAGAATGAAAGAATTAGATTTCCATTTAATTATCCAAGTACACGATGAAGTAATTGGAGAATGTCCACGAGAAAATGCTAAAGAGTGTGCTGAAAGGTTATCTTTACTTATGAGGGAAGCCCCAGCAGATTTAATCAAGTTACCATTTAAGTGTGATTGTGAAGTTACAACTAATTGGTATGGAGAAGAAATAAAATTTTAAAAAACCTATTGCACTTTCCAGATTTATGTGTTACAATGAAATAGTAATAAATAAATCTGGAGGTGCATATTATGAGTAAGATTAGAAATTATTTTGTGGAGCAGATTACAGAAGTACTTGACCAGACGGGAGAGTTCTTAGATTTTAATCTTGTAGAAGTCTGTGAAAGTATGAAGTGTAATGGTTTTGACTATTCAGAATATTCTAATAAGCAGATTGCAGAAGCATTCTATTCAGCATTAGGAATAGTGGTTGGTAGAACATTGTAGGAGACAATTATGGAAAATAGTGTTATGATTGGTATAGTATCATACTTACCAGATGATTGTAATATAAGAAAGAAAAGGTTAGATGCTATTAAGGTACAAGCAGAGCATATACGCAAAGTATATCCAGACAATGAGTTTATCGTTGTAGCTCAGAATTATAAAGAATCAGATTTTATAGACGGTATTAAGTATATAGTATATGACCAGCCTTTAGGAGCAGGAAAAGCCAGAAATGTACTATTAGACTATTTCTATAGTACACAGTATGACTTTCTTATGCTCTGTGATGATGATACCATATGGTATCCTTATTATGATATAGAAGGATTATTTGACCAGATAAATAGATATCCGGAAGATTTCTATGAAGTTATGGCTATATCATTATTGGAGCCTGAGTATCATCCATATAAGAAAGAAAACTACGAAGACAAGTTAGTGTTAGATAAGCATAGATTTATTCCTAGGGAATTGAATTCTGGGTCAGCTTGCGGTTTTATATTAAATATATATAAACATAAAGGTACCCAGCTTTACTTTCAGAATATTGATGCTAACAATGGAGAAGGTAGGGAAGATATTGACTTTCTTATTAGATGGTTACTTAAAGGTTATACTTGGTATACAGTAACTACAGGAATTAAGAAGAATCTTAATATGAATGTG